TTCTGAAATTGAAGTTGAAAAAATAAAAAATGCCTTTACTAAAATTGCTGAAAATGGACCAGTTGCAGGTCACTTTGAACCTCTTTCAAAAGAAGAGTCAGGCGGTGATCCTTTGAAGGCACTTCCGCGAGTTATACACCCGCATAGATTCGATGAAGTGTCTCGTAAATATTTGGTGCATGACGGAGTTATGTCATGCTTAAAAGAACTTATGCAGGATGATTTCCTAGCAGCTAATTGTATGTTCTACTATAAACCGCCAGGTTCTAGAGGACAGGCAATGCATCAAGATAATTTCTACCTTTTAGTTGAACCGCAAACATGCATAGCGGCATGGACTGCTATTGATGATGCAGATCCAGAGAATGGTGGAATGTATCTAGTATCAGATACGGCAGAAGAGGAGATTATATGCCCTACTGAAGCTAATGCTAATGAGTCATTCACAACGCACTTTGTACCAACTCCAAAAGGAAAAAAAGCTCTTCCTTGTATTATGAAAGCAGGTGATACACTATTCTTTAATGGAAGTTCAATTCATGGTTCTGGGCCAAATCGATCTAAAGATAGATTTCGCAGATCATTCATCTGTCATTATGTTCCAAAATCCACACAACGTATCAGCAAATATTATCTACCCCTACTAACACCCGAAGGTGAAGAAGTTATGATTGAAGCTAGTGATTTTGGTGGGTTATGTGGCGAGACATGGACTGGTGGGCAACACTAAAGAACTATTGTATAATAATGCTATGAAATTAAAATCACTAGGACACGAGTTAGAGAGCGATGAACAATCTTTTGGGTGGTTGCAAGATTGTTCAAAGCACAAAAATGACGTTGGCGCTTTAAGAGAATTTATGGATACAAATGGTTATTTGTATATTAAAAACTTCTTTTCGCGTGAACTAATTGAAGACGCAAGAAATGCACTGCTGCAAACTCTTAGTGAAAAGGATATTTTTGATTCAGCATACCCACTAATGGATGGAGTATTAAAAGAGGGAGTGCATCCAAAATTTGATAGCGAGTCATGGAAAAATCAACCTGCTCTCAATAGAGTTGTATTTGGTCCAGAAATTAAAGAATTTTATACAAATTTCCTCGGAGGTGATATTCGTCATTTTGATTATATCTGGTTGCGCACAATGGGTCAAGGGCATGGCACTGCACCTCATTGCGATATCGTGTATATGGGCAGAGGTACACACGATCTTTATACTGCATGGATTCCATATGGCGATGTATCGCTTGAGATGGGCGGGTTAATGATTTTAGAAAAGTCTCATCTTCAATCAGATCGTATTAAAAAATATCTTGAATCAGATGTTGACACCTATTGTGAAAATATTCCAAACAGAGATGGATGGAAGCATGATGGAGCGCTTACAAACAATCCTCATTCACTGCAACAAAAATTTAATTGCAGATGGTTAACATCACAATTTGAAATGGGAGATCTTCTTACCTTCAAGATGAATACAATTCATGGTAGCATAGACAATCAAACTCGAAATATTAGACTTTCAACTGACACCCGATATCAGAGAGCAGATGAACCAGTCGACGAACGTTGGGTTGGAGCTGATCCAATTGGTCACGGTGAAAATAGTAAAAAAGGTCTGATTTGTTAATAGTTAAAATATATCGTGCAGTGATTGAAATTTTAGTAGTTAGCGATATTCATCTTGGAACTTCAGTAAGTCAAAAAGAAAAGGTATTAGAAGTTCTTTCGCTTGATTTTAACACACTACTAATCAACGGCGACCTATTTGATAACTATTCATTCAAACGCTATGACAAGCGTGATTGGAAAATTCTTGGAAAGATTCGCAAACTCTCAAAAACACACAATGTTATTTTAGTTAAAGGCAATCATGACAGCAACGCAGACTTTTTAAGTGCGATTACTGGAATGGAACTGCTAGAAAACTATACAACCACAATCAATAACAAAAGATTCTTTTTTGAACATGGTGACAAGTATGATCATTGGATAAAACACCGACCATTTTTAACATGGTTTTTTACTGGTATATACTATTGGATACAAAAGTTTGATAGGACACATAGATGTTCAAGGTTTTTAAAACGATTGAGCAAATCTTGGATTGAAGCAAAAAATATAGTTTGTAAAAAATTCGTCGAGAAACACGGCAAAAAATATGATGTGCTTCTTGCTGGTCACACCCACTATGCAGAAGTAAGAAAAATCGATTCTTGCACCTATATAAATTCTGGCTCATTTTGCGAGCATCGCTGTTCTTATGTCGAGATTTATCCTGATGGAAAATTTAAATTAAAATACATTTAGTTGTTTACAAACCGAAGGAACTGTGGTATAATGAGCTTATGCAACAGCTAAGTCCAACTGAAATTTACTCTCTCATCGAGTATGAGAAATTACGGAATTTTGTCGAGCTTGTGTCGAATGGTAAACGACCAGATGGTTCATACAACTATTGTCGTGAAGCATTGGAAAAGAAAGCTCAGCAACTGCTGGAAGAATTAAAAGAAATTAAACAAGACGGATTGAGAAATCTTTGCTAATATGAAGCTTTGGAGAATATGGGCTAAAGCAATGGGATCAAAGATTAGCGACGATGATCGTGAATCTGATGCTGCTGCAATAGTAAGAACAATTTTTTGGATTGTGAATTTGATTACCTGCTTTTTTATTATGGCAAATACAATACGACACTGGTAAAATATGAATAAAAAACCTAAAGTCACTTATGAATGCTCGTGTTTAAAATATGGAGTTTTGAGAAGTGCTTGTAGAGGACCACACGGTTGCCAAGCCGAGAGAGACTACGAAGCATATTTGGAATCTAAAAAGCCTAAAAGTAAACGTTGAGTCTGGAAAAAACAATAAAATATAATTATGACAACTATTCCTGATAAAGCAGATTTAAAGCGAATCGACAAATACAATTCTTTGGATCAACTTATGATTCTCAAAGACATTTGTAATCGCATGTATATTGCACGAAACATTACAATGTCGCAAGATTCGATGATTGACAACTTAGAAAAAATTGATAGACTGTTCAGAGATGAAAACTACAATTGACATTGTTAGAGAATGTTCTGGAGCAATTATGTCAATTTGCTGTATGACTGCAGCTTTACCACAAATTTTTAAAGTGCTTAAAACAAAACATGCATCAGATCTTTCACCACATAGTATTTGTATTGGATTGCTATGTGCTGTCTCTGGACTCATATACACACTAACTGGTCCATACGGAGTGTGGTTGTTAATTAATTGTATAAGCGGTATTATACTTCAGTCTATAGTATTAATTTGTTGGTCAAAATATAAATGATATTATGAAAGAGATTCAATTTGTGTCTGACCTCACTGAAGCAGAAGTGCGACAACTATTATTTGATATCTACGAGCGTATTCCAATCGCTGGTGAAGATCTGTCTTACTCAGCACTGCCAGATAAAATTACTCGCTATGTTAATGAAGCGCATCGTCTCTTTGCACTAGAAGAAGCGGTAACAGCATATATTGTTGATGAATGTAACAATGGAGACATTGGCGTTCAAGATCCGATTAACTTTTTGCTTGCATCTCATCGTATGCTAAGGCATAATCTACACGATACTTGGAAAGAAGAATATTAATATGAAAATAAAACTAGAAAAAATTGAAGAGGCATCAGATCGTGCACTAAACAAATTAGAAAATTTAGAGCAGAAATTAAAAAATTTGGATGCTGACACCAAACAAAATAAAATTATAATTTGGGTGATAGCATTTATTATTGCTGCAATTATAATCGCACTTAAATCTTAAATTATGGAAGGTAAATATTTTAGATGTGAATGCCATTGTGGTGTGCTCTATATGGAGTATGATCCAGATTGGGGTTTAGAGTTTGCAATGTTTGAACGTTGTGTTTCACGATCGTGGTGGAATAGAATACGTCTTGCTTGGCGAACGCTGTGTGGACGACCATACACTGATATGATCATCTTGAATGACCAACAGATTGCAGATCTTGCAGACTATTTGTTTCTTATACAAAATCCAGATCAAACTATAAACAATATATAATACTATGAACTACGATAAACAAGAGCCTATTAAGATTAGTGTTGAAGGTGGTCTGTCTCCAGACAGGACTCTTCAACTTACGATGCATCCACATGCTACGATAGAAGAATGGATTGAGACATTCAAGACTATTCTTATTCATCAGACATTTGCAGAAGATACGATAAAAGAATTGTTTGATAGAGATTATGACGAATCATGTTATGACGCTGATAACGACAATTGTAGCATAGATGAAAATATTACATACCGATCTTTTAAACAAAATAATTGGAAACAAGAATTTTAAAACATATGAAGATTGCAATTAACGAGTGTCATGGAGGATTTGACCTTTCTGAAATGGGCTTGGCGCTATATAAGGAAAAAGTTGAAATGACATCTGACTTTCCATTGTATGCTTGGGCAATACCTAGAAATGACGAAAATTTAGTAGCAGTTATTGAAGAATTAGAACATGAGTCATGGGGAAAATTCTCCGAGTTAAAAATTGTCGAAATTCCAGATGATGTTGAGTGGGAAATTGCTGAGTATGATGGAGTTGAATGGGTAGCTGAGAAACATCGCAAATGGAATTAAAAAAACTTGTGTACATTTTTCGAGTTTTAGTGTATAATTAGGCTATGATTATTGATACATACAGTCCCAATCCTTGGAGAGTTTTTAAACATCCTTCGCTGCTGTTTAACAGCTTTTATTGGAGCGATATCAAATACCAAATCAAAGCATGGTTTAATCCACGTCAGAAATGGTTGACAAAAACTATTCCTAACACATGGTGTGACAAGACTGCTCTTATTCCGCACTTACTTTTTACTTGTCTCACACACTATGTAGAAGACGAAAAAGGTCTTCAAGATCACATTGATTGGACTGAAGATCTTGAAAAAGGATATATCTCGCAAGAGTATGTTGATAGTGTTAAAAACACTGATAATGAACTTCGTGAGGTTTATAATTATATTAAAACTGAACGTCCCGAACTTGAAAAACAACATGAGAATTCTTATCCAACACCAAGTTCAAAAGCAATAAATGATATTTTTGTTGAGAATAAAGATGGAAGCTGTACAATGAAAAGCTGTGAAGAGCTTTATGGTATGCCATATAAAGAAGCATATGCTAAGACTCATCGTCTTGAAGCACTAATTGAAGAAAAAGATATGTGGGCTATGAAGACTATCATCAAACACTATCAAAAAATGTGGACATGAACATCCAAAGTTGTCTAGAGTGCGATGCTTTAGCAAGTCATGGCTATAATGACGGTCCATGTGATAAACATACAAATATGAAATATAAATCAGTAGAAGAATTAAAAGAACATATTCTAAGTGAAATAGAGGATGGTGATATATTTGAAGAGTATCTCTTTAAAAAATATCCTCGTTTGTTTCCAACTAATGAGAATGGAGAGTTATTGCCACAAAGTCAACGTTGTTGGAATGATTGTCCAATTGGATGGATGAGCATTGTCGATTCATTGTTTGGTTGTATTGATGACTATGTGTCTAATCATAAGCATACTGAAATTAATCCTAAGCAAAGACTTCGTCTAAAGCTTCGTCAACTATATTGGAAGTATGTGAGAGATCCAATATATAGAAAGTTCAATCCATATAGAGATTTTGAAAAGCGACTGCCCAAAGGTGCAAAGTTTGCTTCTCCAAGCAATGAAGAGAGAGAGAAAATTAACAAAACTTTTGCTGCACGTATTCGTTCGCTTGTAAGTACAATTGATAAAATTCTTTTTAATCGTCTAGATCTTTATATTGGAGTCTCTCCACCTTCTGTAACGATAGCTCAATACAAAGAAAAGTTTGGCACTCTACGCGTCTATTATGATGGTGGCAATGATGTTGTAAAAGGTATGGTTCGTTATGCCGAACATCTTTCTTCACTTACTTGTCAAGATACAGGAAAGCGTGGACAACTATGCAAGCGTGGATCGTGGTATGCTACATTGTGTGATGAGGAAGCACAGAAAGAAGGTTATAAATCGTGTAAAGAAGATATATAAAATTATGAAAAAAATATTAATAATTACTTTCACTTGTTTATTAGCTTCATGCGAAATATTTACACGTACTCCTCAAAACCCAGAATGGAAAGCGATGCAATCAATGCCAAATTCATGCTTGCCAACTGCTATCACATTTAAAGAATCACTTGGTAAAAAAGTAAAATGGAGTGAGGTTCTTCTTTATCGTTATAAGAGTAATATTGATGGAAAAGATTATGGTCATGCGGTAGTAGCGTACATGTATCCAATTGGAAAAAATATGCTATGGACCTATGATAATGTTGGAAGTTTTAGAGTACGTGAGTATATTACTGAACCACTAAAAATTGCACAAGAAACAGAAAACTCTAGAAAACGTAATTATAATAGGGTCTATTACGCAGAATATTTAAGTAATATACAAGAATAAAACCATTCTTAGAATATGGAAAAAAACGCCTTTATAGCAAAAGCAGTAAATGAATTGCTTGATGACGGCTTTTCACTAAAGCTTATTATGACAAAAGCCATAGACGGAAAGTATGGCGGATGGTTTGATGATAGTAAAGATCAAAAAGAATTTGTGGTCGCAATGAAACGTGACTGTGCATTTGAAATATTTGTGCATGAATATTCTCATTATCTACAATGGAAACATCATCGTAAATTCTTTAATTCAAAGGTAAAAGGATGCGACATTTTATTCAACTGGCTTGATGGTAAGAGATACTCTAAAAAGATAGTATCTCAGGCAGTAAAGGATGCAATAGAATTGGAATGGCATTGTGAGTGTATTGCACTTCAAACTATCAAAAAATATAAACTTGATATTGATGTCGATGCCTACACCCGCGGTGCAAACTGTTATCTATTCTTTTATCATACTGTTGAAAAATTAAGATCATGGACTAAAAATAGTAAATCTCCATATTCCAAGTCATCGAGAGAGCTAGCGTCGACAAAGCTAGACTCTTTAGATTTTTATCTAGACCCAAATAACTATAGCGACAAGCTTCGCAAAAGGCACGAAAAAATTTGTAGTTAAGACTTTCATAAGCACATTATGAAACTGAGGAGGGTATTACTTCTCCTTGTTTGCTGAGGACAAATAATACTAAAGATAGAAAGGAAACAAAATAATGATGAAAAAACTTGTTTATACAATTATAACCTCATTATTGCTTCTTAGTCACGCGCATTCAACATACGCAACGCCTAAGAATGCTACAAAAATAAAGGCACGCATTACATACTACTATCCCGAATCTCCATGGTGGAGTAGGGTTGCGTGTCCTAAAACCAAAACTGCAAAAAGCGGTGTGACAGTTGCTGCTCACCCCGATTTCAAGATGGGAACGAAGTTATTCATTCCCGGTTTGAAAGGAAAAGTAGGAAATGGGAGTTTCGTCGTCCAAGACCGTGGTTCGGCCGTTACTCGCAAAAGTGCTGCTCGTGGTCGTGGATATGTCTTTGACATCTACGTTCCAAGATCATCATACACTCAGCTTGTAAAGTCCACTCCTGCCTGGATGGATGTTTATATTCTGAAGTAAAAATACACTCAGCAAACAGGTTTGGGGATAGTGTGGTCATTTGTACTACACTATCCCTGTCCCAGGCCTCCCAAGGGCTAAAAATGCCTAAAATATGGTCCCGGGGACGAAAAAAGTGAAAAAAAGTGCATTTTGTTGAAAAAAGTTGTGTACTTTCCGTGGGTTTTATGCTATAATAACCATGTAAGCACAACCAACCACAATATGCAAACCGAAATTAAGTTCCCTTCCCACGAAGAGATTTATAAGCAGATGCTCGAACTTTTCAACGCAAGTGCCAACTGGCGCGGGATGCACAATCGCGAGTCGCTCGACGATTTGATCTCTGACTTGGAACAGTATCGTCGCACTCTTCCAACTGTTGAAGAATATATTGTCCACGATCTTCTCTAATACAAATACCACCACTAATACCATGTCAAACTACCCTAATATGAGCTACTGCATGTTCGAGAATACCGTTCATGCCATGAAACAAATCGAGAGTGATCTACTAGCTGCTCTAGATGATGGAACATCGCCCGAAGATTATCGTAAAGCGTTGAGTTGCCGTCAAGAGGCAGAAGCATACGATAGACTCAAAGAGATGTGTGAAGATATTCTTAGCATACTTAAGGACATGAATTACAATGATCCTGATTATGTTGAGGAAGACGAAGACGAAGACGAAGTCTAATCAATAAGCATACGAAACTCTAATACAATAAGGTATGCAAACAGACACCGTTGAACAAACTATTGAGAAGCTGATGAAGACTGTTGACGAGCTCATGACGCTCGGTCATGCCGCAATCAACTTCATCGATTACGACAAGCATAGCGCTGATCGTATGCACCTTCGCGATAATCTTCTTAACATCACCAAGCGACACAACGAACAATACTAGAAGAAGTCTTGGACAATATGCTCTCAATGCAATTTAATGTAAAAAGTTGTGTACATCTTCTAAATTTTAAGTTATAATAGTCTCCTAACAACAAAACAAAACAAACATATGCTAACGCGTGTAAAAGAAATGATTGACGAGTTCAATTCTCGTCCCAATGCTTCCGCTGGCTTTACTGCCAAGGAAGTTTATGAAGTCGGTAAGACCTTTGGTCTTACTTGTCGTGAAATTGGCCAAACCTTCCTTGGCAAAGACAAGTCGATTGGTTATAGTCGCTATTTGCCGCAAATGCCTCCCGCTGAGGTTATTGCAGCAGCAATGAAGGCTGGTCCAAAGAAGCGTGGTCGTAAACCAGGTGCTGCAAAAAAAGTTGCTGCTGAAGTCGTGCCAGAGGTTGTTGAAAAGGCAAATGATGAGATTCCTTCTTCAAGCGAAGGTGGAGAAGTCTTTTGTTGGATCGCATCTCCTCAAGAGATTGCTGAAGAGTTTGAGTCTCCAGCGCCAGTTAAAGCCAAAAAACCACGTAAAGTAAAGCGTCTCTGATATAATTTGACGCTTCTTAAAAATCCCAGATGGTAATTTTAAATTGCTGTCTGGGATCTTTCTCTTATAAATCACTATATGACAGACACTCATCCTATTCTAGATCGCCTCTATTCAATGTTTTGTGCAAAGGCAGATGTACACACCACTGACGTTTTACAAAATCAACTATTTTCAAAGGTGCTCGATTTTGTTGAACGTCAAGATTGTTTTAATAGCATTTCATGGTCTTCAATCGAAAATGGTCATTCAATCAAAGATGCTGTTTCAGACGTTTATCTATACATCACTAATGATCGACCACTTCAAGTCAATAAAATTATAGAGTGCGAGTTGTCTGAAAATTACGATGCACTCTCTGAGCGCACTGCAGCTCTTGAAGAGCAAGACAACTATCATTTGAGTTTAATCGTCGCGTTTCGCAAAATTATTTTTGGTTAATATGACAATAGAGCAAATACGACAATATTTTGTAGGTCAATACAAAAGCAAAAATTTTGTAGTTGATAAGAGTGGTGTCACTACACTCGAGCTTGTTGGTGCAAGCTTTTGTGCCAATGAACCAAGTATCTTTGGTGAAATTAACGATGACTATATTCAACGCGAGTTGGAATGGTATCTTTCGCAAAGTCTCTATGTAAAAGACATTCCTGGTGTTGTTCCTAAAATTTGGCAAGACGTTTCAAGCCGAGACGGCAAAATCAATTCAAATTATGGTTATCTTGTTTTCAACTCTGAAAACTATGCGCAATATGAAAATGTGTTAATGGAATTGTCTCGTTCACCAAACAGCCGCCGAGCTGTCATGATCTATACTCGACCAAGCATGCATAGCAACTGGTGTGTAGGCGGCATGAGTGACTTTATTTGCACAAATGCAGTGCAATATATGATTCGTAATGGCATGCTAGAGGTTGTAGTTCAGATGAGGAGTAACGATGTGGTGTATGGATATCGTAATGACTATGCGTGGCAAAAATATGTTCAAGACAAACTTGTTTATGACTATAATTGCGGCACTAAAAAAGCGGACAAGATTATCGCCGGAAAAATTACTTGGCAAGTTGGAAGTTTGCATGTCTATGAACGACATTACTCTCTCATTGAAAAATATATTCAAGAACACTCCCTTTGATATTTACAAAGCTTAAAAAACATATATAATAACATCTATGAAACAAACTGGAATTAAAGTACAACAAAGGAAAATTAAGCGTAAAGGCATTCATGCTAAAAGCAAGACTTCACATCTCAAACAAAGTAAAAACTATAAGAAACTTTCTCGCGGTCAAGGTTAATAAACATGAAAAAAGCATCAATAAAAGTTCTTGAAGAGTGCGCAGAACTACAACTCAAAAAGTCTAATGATTATCAAAATCCTCATAGCAGGATTCGTCAAGCAGACTATTATCCACGTGGCGCAGCGAGTATACTTGACGTTATACACGCAAAGGTACTACGTATGTCAAGCGTTCTTGAAGCCATGGAAAATGATCCAAATTACACTCCAAACTTTGAAAGTATTGAAGACAGCGGCAAGGATCTAATTAACTATGGCAGCTTTCTCGTTGCATGGTGTCGTGGTGGAATTGATGGTCAGGATCCGGATCGTGACTTTTTAAATCGTCGTAAAAAACAAACTGAAGCATGAGAATACTAATTACTGGTTGTAATAAAGCACAATGTACATATGACTTTTATCTGCAACAGCAATTGCAGGTTGCGATGTGTCAATATAGTTTGCCACGAGTACTTCGTGATATGGGTCATGACGTTGATATGCGTCCAGTTGTTGTGGGCGAAAGCCTTCAAGAATATGATGAGGTGTTTGTATTTTTACATAACCCGTCTGGATTTGCTGGATATGTGTATAATGCACTATGGGCAATATCACAAAACCCAAATTGCATCTTTGCATTTGATGACTGGCAAACAGACAGCATCTTCTCTGGAATTACTGCACTTGATGATCCATCTAAACTATTTAGATCATTTGTCGTTGACAGTCATAAGCACATTCCAGAAAATATACAATCATATCAAAGCGAGTTTATCTCTGCAATTGAACGTATAAAGAGCAAAACAAATAGAATGCTCGTGCCGGCATTTTCAGGAGGTGACTTAACCTTACTTCTAGACTGGCCAAAAGAGTTGCTGTTTGGATACAACCCAAATCCATATCATTTAAATCGTCAACCTGCGACGTCTTTGTTTCCTGAACCAAAACAGCGGGTGTTTAATTTTGCCGGCCTCGTTCAAGACAAGACTAAAAAATGGTTGGCAAAACAGGGAGTAGAATCAACAGATTGGCCTCTAAAACAATATGGCTCTCGTAAAGATGGCCAAGACAGAGTTGTTGAAAGCGAAATGATGAATGTCTATGCATCACAATGGGGCATACTTATGCCTGGATATTTCCACGCCGGATCTGGATGGTGGAGAGCACGACCTCTACAAATTGCTGACGTAGAGTCAATTCTTATTGGTGAACCTAAAGAAATGATGTTGTATTATCGTGACGAGAGCCTTGCAAACATTCGAGCATCTGACATCGCGACTCTATCAGACTCTAAATTGACTGAAATTGCTATCGCACAACGAGAAGCGATTTATCGCAATCATCCGCTCAATAAAGAAGTCACACGTCAAGAATTAAATGCAGTACTAAATGCATAATTTCTTGTTTACTTTACACAAAAACAATATATAATATATCAAAGGAAAAATAAACTATGTCATCTGTACTTGAAAAATTAAAAAAGAATTGCAGAATTAAAGAAGCTGATGTCCTTGCTGACAGCGACTTTTATTCTGAAAAAGACGTTACATCTACATCTGTGCCAATGGTCAACGTTGCTCTAAGTGGCAGTATTGATGGTGGTCTGACGAGTGGTCTTACTGTACTTGCCGGCCCATCAAAGCACTTTAAGACGAGCTTTGCATTGCTTATGGCAGGTGCATACCTTAAAAAACATACCGACGCGTGTCTTATGTTTTATGACAGCGAATTTGGTTCTCCTCAGCAATACTTTGAAAGCTTTGGAATTGACACTTCGCGAGTGCTGCATATTCCAATTAAAAACATTGAAGAACTTAAGTTTGATATTGTTAATCAACTTGAGCAGATGGATCGCAAAGATAAAGTAATTATTGTTATTGACAGTGTTGGTAATCTTGCAAGTAAGAAGGAATTGGAAGATGCGATGAATGAAAAGAGTGTTGCCGATATGACTCGCGCTAAAGCTCTTAAAGGATTGTTTCGTATGGTAACCCCCTACCTGACAATGAAAAACATTCCACTTCTTGCAATCAATCATACCTATCAGACTCAAGAAATGTTTAGCAAGGCTGTGGTGAGCGGTGGGTGCTTTGAAGAAGGAACACTCGTTCGTCTTGCTGACGGTAACAATAAACCAATTAATGAAATTGTGGTTGGTGATCTTGTGATCACTCGTGATGGGGTGCGAGATGTCACTCATACTTGGGATCCGGATACTCTTTTGGAAGGAGAGCCTGAGTGCTATGAATTGGAATTTGAAGATGGGCATAAGGTTGTTTGTTCTGACACCCACCCATTTGCTGTTAATGGTCAGTGGGTTCAAGCGCAGGATCTTACCATTGGTATCGAATGTGATATTATTTAAAAAAATATAGTCCATATATTATCCGTTGTATAAATAGATAATATATGGACCACATTAAAGTATACAATAATTTAATTCAAAAAAGAAAGGATTTTCCATTAGATTCTAATGAATATGGAGAAAATCATCACATAATACCAAAATGTTTAGGCGGGACTGATGATAAATCTAACATTATTAGATTATCTTTTCGAGAACATTTTTTAGCTCATCATTTATTGTGGAAACATTATAGAACATCTAAACTTGCGCATGCATTTTTTTCAATATTAAGATGCAGCGAAGGCCAAAAAAGAAATATAACCGCTAGACAATATGAAACCGCTAAGCAAGCTCATGTTGAAGCATTAAGAGAAACTATGAAAGGTTCTGGTAATAATTTTTTTGGTAAAAAGCACACAGATGAAACCAAAATGAAAATTGCGGAAAAAAATTCAGGACGGATTTGTACCGAAGAACATAAAAAATTAGTTTCATCCTTATTTCTAGGCATTCCTAAATCAGAAGAACAGAAAAAGAAAATGGGAAGAAAGGGCATGATAATGCTCAAAAATATTCATACAAATGAAACAATTCGCATTTACAAAGCAGATTTAATATTGTATAATACAGACGTATGGATTAATCCATATTCATTGTCAGTAAAAATAAATGGAGAACGATACGAATGCAAATACTGCGGATTAAAAACAGCTAATAAAGCTAATATTTTTCGTTGGCATAATAATAACTGTAAATATAAGGAAACAGGAATTTATATCGATTCGTCACAGATAAGAAAAACTGATAAAAAAACAATCGCGATTACAATAAATGGAAAAGAATACAGATCATTACGTCAAGCACAACTTGATTTAAATTTAACGAAGCATCAAATTAGAAAAATATATAATGAAACTAAAATCAATAACTAAAGTAGGTAAGAAAAAAGTCTATGATATAACCGTTGCGGGAAATCATGAATATGTTCTTAGTAATGGACTTGTAGTATCAAATACTGGAATTATGTATAGCGCTGACAATGTTTGGATTATTGGTCGTCAGCAAGATAAAGATGGCACTGAAATCCAAGGTTATCACTTTATCATCAATGTTGAAAAGAGTCGATTTGTAAAAGAAAAGAGCAAGATTCCAATCAGCGTTAGTTGGGAAGGTGGAGTTCAAAAATGGAGTGGGTTGCTTGATATTGCGCTTGAAGGCGGTTTCGTAGTCAAGCCTAAAAATGGCTGGTATACTGCATACGATCCAGCGACAAAAACTGAACTTACAGGAAACCTTCGCGCAGCACAAACGCTGACAAAAGAATTTTGGGAGACTATCTTTACAAAGACAACATTTGCCTCACATATCAAACAAAAGTATACAATTGGTCTGCGAGACATGATTGATGGCGGTTCAGACCCAATTGTAGAAGACGAAGAAGTCTGATATGAAGACTTTGGCGGACTATATACTTCTATTAAAAGGCGCGATGCCGCTTGATATGTGCGAGGCATTGATTGCGAGATATGATTCAATATCAAAAAATGATCCTTTAAAGGTACATCGTAAAAATAAAATCCTTGATTTTGAAGAGATTAACATGCTTGATCATCCTGGATTTGAAGAGTTTAGGGTTCCAATGATGACGTTGATGAGAGCAGTCAATAAACACTATCTTGAAAAAACGTGTAATATTTTAAAGGATCGTTTACCGTGTTATGAACCTCTACAAGATTTTGAGGCGCCACGAATAAAACGTTATGAGCCTGGAACTGGGCTCTTTGATTGGCACACTGATCATTGTGATGTTCCATCAAGTAAACGTGCAGTTGTAATGTTTTGGTATCTTAACGACGTTGCAGAAGGGGGTGAAACGTTATTTGATATTGGCACAGAAATTGCAATAAAACCTGAAGCTGGTAATGTGCTCTGTTTTCCACCTTATTATATGTATCCACATAAGGGTGCAACTCCAATCTCTAACCCAAAGTATGTAATTTCATCATATGTCTGGCTTCCACAGAAGTATGGAAATTCTTGCGATTAAAATTTATGCCGAGCGAAATATCTGACTATATATTTGTAGATGATCCTGCAAATGACAAAGTGTATGCAATACGACTTGTTAGTGGGCCGTATGTAGATACCATCTATAAGTATGCAAATATAAAAATAAATGAAGACGCAGAAAAAGAAATGTGTACATTATCGTATGCATATAATATAATGTCTACTCCAACTGGATGCGATAAAGAAACATTGCATTCTGATGCAGATTTTAAAAACTATATCGGAGACGTATTATCTGATATACTTTCAAACCAAGAATATAAAATAGGAAACCATGGAGAATAATCTTCAAGACATCATAATTAAAAATCTAGTCAATAACGAAGCATTTTGTCGTAAAACCCTACCACACCTAAAACCAGAATATTTTGAAGGACATCATAAGGCGATATATGGTCTTATATTGCAGTTTATAACAAAGTATAATAAACTCCCAAATTCATCATCGTTAGCAATTGAATTTCAACAGTCCGAACATACTCGTCGTACAGACGCAGGCGCAATTGCACAATCAATCTCAACGTTAAATGAAAATTTTTCAGTTGAGCATGAATGGTTACTTGTTCAAACCGAAAAGTGGTGTAAAGATCGAGCAGTTCATCTTGCTATTATTGAAGCAGTTTCTATTATTGATGGCAAGTCTCCTGACAAAGCAGAAGGAGCAATTCCAAGTATACTTAGTAAGGCACTAAGCGTAACATTTGATACAAACGTTGGGCATGATTATCTTGAAAACGTAGATGGTCGCTATGAGTTTTATCACAAGACAGAAGATAAAATTCCCTTTGACTTGGATATGTTTAATACAATTACTGGCGGAGGCATTCCACGTAAGACGCTAAACATTATTCTCGCTGGTACAGGTTGCGGCAAGAGTTTAGGCATGTGTCACATGGCTGCTGCTGCTCTTGCCCAAGGGCGAAATGTCTTGTATATTACTCTTGAAATGGCAGAAGAGCGTATTGCAGAACGTATTGATGCTAATTTGCTTGATATACGAATTGATAAAATCAAAGACCTGTCTCAACGCGAATTTCATTCTCGTGTAGAGGACATCTCTAAACGCACTCATGGAAAACTTATTGTGAAGGAATATCCAACTGCAGCGGCACATGTTGGTCACTTTAGAGCACTGCTGCTCGAATTAAAACTTAAAAAGAAGTTTGAACCCGATATCATATATGTAGATTATCTTAATATTTGTGCGTCTTCACGTGTTAAAGGATTAAGTGGTAGCATCAACACCTATAGTTTTATCAAGAGTATTGCTGAGGAGCTTCGTGGTCTTGCTGTAGAGTTTAATGTTCCAATCTGGAGTGCCACTCAGGTCACTCGCGGAGGATTTAATAATTCAGATGTAGAAATTACTGACACCTCAGAATCGTTTGGACTTCCCGCAACGGCCGATTTGATGCTTGCATTTATTCGAACTGAACAACTTGACAAAATGAATCAGATTATGGTTAAGCAACTCAAGAATCGTTATAATGATCCAACAAGCAATAAACGATTTACTATCGGAATTGATCTTTCTAAGATGAGACTCTATGATATTTCAGATCCTATGGCAAATATTACCAATGATGGTGATAGTTCTCCAGTAGTAAGTACTCCATTTAATAGTCAACGAAAAAATAGAGACTATAGTAGCATAAACGTGTAATTATATAAATAATACATAAATTATTTTATAAATACACTATATGTCAAAACTAACCGAATTTAAACGTTACCTAACAGAGGCGCTCTCTACATCATCTGTAGAAAAAGCAGCATTCATCATTCAACGCTACCTTAAGAAAAAGACTGGTACTACATTTTTTAAATATCCCGGATTAGAAAAATACAAGAATTCTAATGGCACTGGTTTTGGACTACGTCTCTATACTACAAAGCGCAACCAAAGTATTCGTTTTAACTGGACTCAAAGCTCGCTCGCTGGTCTAAATAACTTAACATCTATTGATTACTGGAATGGTAAGAGCCCAACTCCATTTCATATTGAATTTGATCAGAGTGTCTCTCTTGTAAAGACATTGCCAATTGTTGCTGATATTATAAGTGCAGGCACTGTTGAACTTGGCAAGATTATGTCTATGCCTGACGAAGTGCCACTCTATGAAGGAGTGCTAAATGAAGCACGTAGCAGTCATGACTTTGAAGCTATTTTTGATGAGATTGCTGACTATCTTGTTGACCCAAACTTTGTAAAAAGTAAGATTTACAGCATGTACGGCATTCCTGGAGTCAAGATTTTTGACGCTCTTTCGGCAGCATATCCAAACTATATTGAAAAGCAAGGCATCAAGTATGTTTGGGTCGGCAAGGCAAAAGACTTAAAACAAATCAAAGCTGAAAAGGGAAAGATTATGGCTCGTATTGGAGTCGTAGCCGGTGTCGTTTCTAAAGGTGCTGCTAAAGAAAAATACAGTTATTCTCCGGAAGTAGAACAAATTGAAGCAGATCGTGAGCGCCTATCATTTGAAGCTCAGCTAAAAGATCTTGAAAACCTAGTTAAACTCACTGTTAGCGGCGCATCAAATGCGCTCTTTGTTTCTGGTAAGGGTGGAGTTGGTAAAACTCATACAACTGAAAAGATACTTGCTGATATGGGACTGCGCGATGGCAATGGTTATTTTAAAAATACCGGTTCCGCAAGTGCTGCTGGTCTCTATTCATTGTTGTTCCGTTACAAAAATGATATTGTTTTCTTTGATGACAGTGACGACGCACTTGGCGATCAGGAAGCTCGTAACCTATTAAAGGCTGCTACTGACACCAAAAAGATTCGTAAACTTGTTTGGAATAAAATGGGTAAAAATGTTGTCGATCCTGAAAACGACATGAGTGATGACGAAATTATTGATCAAGGATTGATTCCTCGTTACTTTGAATTTACTGGTAAAATTATCTTTATCTCAAACCTTAACCTTGACAAACTTGATCCAGATGGTGCACTACGTACACGTGCTTTTATCATCAACATCGATCCTACTGAAGTTGAAATCTATGACTTTATGGAAAAGATTGTAGGAGATATGAAGCTTGAAGACGGTCTTTCACTTGATCAAAAAGCTCGTTTGCATGTTGTTGATTTGCTTCGTAAAGGCAAAAGCAAACAGAGTGCTAACCTTCGTAAACTATCACGCGGCTTAAATATGGCAGCAGGCGCACTTGCTGCCGGCGTTGAAGTATCTGATGGTGACCTTGCTCGTATGATCGAGTCCTACGCATAATCGTTTAGCATATACAATTAAAAAAACGGGGTCTTCTATGAGGATCCCGTTTTTTTATAAGTAGCTTTAGAATGATAAGTATCAAGGTACATGGCGCCAGACGTGACCGCCGCCTTTACAATCTTATAAAAAATGCTGCATATTTTTATCTAAAAACATTGTGTCCACGCATTCGAAAGATACGCATAGTAATTCAACTTATTGATAATTTGTCAGAATCTGAACGTGTGCATGGTGACTGTTGTCAATGTGGAGTCGATGAACCAGACATTGACTATATTGTAAGACTCAATAAAAGTGATTCATATCATCTTATGTTAACGATACTAGCACATGAAATGGTTCATCTTAAGCAGTATGTTCGAAGAGAGCTTGTCCTTTATAGCGGCGACAACGAAGGTGCCCGATGGAAAGGAGTCTACTGTTCAGAATATGACTATGATTCAGCTCCGTGGGAAAAGGAAGCGGACGAGCGTGAACTTGAGCTCTATATGACGTTTTTTGAAAGTTGTTCATTGTTGAGAGGGTATAAATAGATAGAATGCTTAGTTTTAAAACATATATTACTGAAATGTCAAATTTAGCTGGAAAAGAATTATACAAATACGACTGGCGCGCTGAGCTTTTTATTAAAAAGTTAAAAAATAATGAGCCATTTGAATTAACCAACGGCAAAAAAGTAATTTTTATACAGTCTAAAGATGTTCTTGATATAGTTAAAAAGAGGCAACCAACAACTGGAGTTAAACTATATGACACAAAGGGAAATGTTTATTCCTTTAAAGACATCGCAAAAAATGTTGAATTTGGCGGTCGTGGAAGTGGATCTGGTACTGCTATTGAAGATAAAGAATTATCATTACTAATTAAGCAAATTGATGATGCAAAGGCAAAAGAAAAATCTTCAACAATTAAAGTAAAGGTTGGATCAAAAATATATAATGTTTATACTGCGCAAACTACACCTGGAACACCAAAATCTGATTTCGAATTATTAGATATTAATGGTAAAACCATTGTTTGGATATCACATAAAGCCGGATCAAAACCAAATGATTTTCAACAGTGGGGAGGTCTTTCTGCTGCTAAGGAGCCGTTAATTTTTTCTCATAAAGAAACACAAAAATTTATCAGTGATTTAAAAACTAAATTTCCTGATGGATTACCACCAGCAACAACAATGTATAGAAAAATTAAAGATATAAAATTAAAAATGTTGTCTGTTTATGGAAATAAATTTGGTGCTTCTCTAAGTGAACAAAACGTAAGTGTTCTTTTGCAGGGACCAGTAAAAATTATTAAAAAAGGTCAATATTATTTTTTAGATTCTAATCATGTTCATTTTAATGGGGAATCAGTTGATGCTGATGGATTTGAACCAGTGTTAATGGCAATTTACAAAGGCGATCGTTCTGACGCCGGCATTAAAGGAACGCGACTTGGAATTAGTCCAATAAAATCTCGTAAAGGCACAGAATTCAAATGAAAAGTTTTAAACAATACATAACAGAAGCAAGTACGGAAGGTAAAAATCTTCATATGGTTCATATTGAGGATCAAGTGCTCTATGGCGGTGTAAAGGGCACTCGTGAAGCAATCATTGCATTACGCAGCATGAGAGACATGTTAGCTGGAAACAGTCCACAGTCATATGACGTTGCTGCAAAGTTTGACGGTGCTCCAGCAATATTTGTTGGAACTGATCCAAGTGATGGAGCATTTTTTGTTGCCAAGAAAGGCATTTTTAATAAAAATCCAAAAGTCTATAAGAGTGAGCGTGATATTAAGGCTGATACAAGTGGCGACCTTGCAGAAAAATTAACTGTAGCATTTAATGAATTTAAAAAACTAGGCATTAAAGGAGTATTGCAAGGAGATCTTGCCTATACACAAAAAGATTTAAAGACAGAACGTTTTGACGGTGTTGAATATCTTACATTTCAACCAAACACAATTGTCTATGCAATTCCTGCTGACAGCACTCTTGCAAAAACTATAAAGGCATCTAAGATTGGTGTAATGTTTCATACACAATACTCTGGAGACTCTTTTGAAACGATGAAGGCTTCTTATGGCTTTGATTCAGGCACTCTTAAAAAGACGTCTGGTGTATGGTTTTCAGACACATACATACGTGATCTTTCAGGCAAAGCTACTCTAACCGCAAAGGAGACTGAAGAGTTAACAGCGACTCTATCAAAAGCAGGGTCGCTCTTTCAAAAGATTAGTGGTTCAACTCTTCGTGAAATCGAGTCAGATCAATCACTTGCACAGACTCTTGAAACATTCAACAACACACTCGTGCGACGCGGTGAAACTATAATCGATACCTCTGCTCATGTTCGCAATCTTCTTGCATGGATAAATGACAAATATGCAAAAGACATTGAATCTAAAAAGAGTGAAGCTGGCAAAGCAAGTGCGACTGCTAAACGTGATGAGTTTTTAAAGTTTTTCTCTGACGAAAACAAGAAAAATCTAGAACTTGTCTATGCATTACAAAACGCTATTGTTGAAGCAAAACTTATTATAATACGCAAACTTGAAACACTTAAAAAGATGTCAACGTTTGTGCGTACTACTGATGGTTTTAGAGTAACAGGACAGGAAGGCTTTGCTATCAATGATCATATAAAACAAAATGTGGTCAAGCTTGTCGACCGAATGACCTTCTCTAAGAATAACTTTGATCCAAATATAATAAAGGGTTGGGAGAGATAAGCGATGCCATACTTAAATCATAACACTCCGAATATTACATGTTTCATAAGAAACGAATATCTTTTTAATCATGAAAAGGGTCATGGCGAATATACTCCTGTCAATATACACTCAGTAGCTTCTATTGAAAATCGTGTTCCACTCTTTGAAGCATTCTTGTCAAATGGAGTAAACTGGACTCGTCGTCCGCTCTCAGCATTTTGTTGGAAAGAGTGCGATCCGCTTCCACTCGAAGAGCTTGTCTACTGGGACTGCTTTAGTCCGTATATTGATGTTTCTATTCGCTCTCGCTTTAGGGGTTTAAGAGCACAACTTATAACTCCATCGGCTGCTAAAGTCTGGGGTGAATATATTTTCACTCTTGATTGGGCTTGGGAAAATAAAGGGGTATTAGACACAAACTTCTCAGAGACGAGCGAACACAAGTGTGCTCATCTTTTTAAAGCGGACAGTGGTCATTTTTATGCATATCCAAACAATCGAATCTTGTGGCATGACAAAGCATGGAGCGATGAGCCTATAACATGCAATCCAGGATACAAGATTGATAGCAATATATACAGCGTAGAAAACACAAAAGTTAGCTATACTGACGATCAATATATAACAAACTTTACAACAACACCGCTATGATACAAACATTTAAAGAATTTTTATTAGAGAATAATGCCTATTATAGAGGCTTGTCAAAGAGTACATCTGACAAACGTAGCGCTCACTTTAATCGTCAGACACGCATGAGTGATGATGATCCAAGCGCATACAAACCTGCGCCTGGAGATGCACGCGCCAATACAAAAACATCTAAATGGACGCAGGCATATGCTGACAAATATGGAGAAGAGCTTGAAGAATCAGAAACCACAGCACTTCAAAAGAAAGCAGAAAAGACTGGCATAGCATACAGCATTCTTAAAAAAGTATTTGATCGTGGTATGGCTGCATGGAAAACTGGTCATCGTCCCGGCGCCTCACAGCACCAGTGGGCATATGCTCGCGTCAACAGCTTTATTATGGGTGGACCTACTCAAAAGACTACAGACGCTGACCTGTGGGCACAGCATAAGGGTAAATAAGTATAAATATATAATCTGCATATGAAAAAAGAAGTAAGACTCAAAGATCTACTAACAGTTGACCCTACAGATGGCTCATATAACTATGATCCGCTCGACATTATGATCACTGCATACAAAAAACGCAAACGAGATTGGATGATCAGTGAAGAGGACCCAGAATGTGAGTGTCCAGAAGATTGTGACTGTGATTGTGACTGTCATGACATAGAAGAGTCTGTCTATGATACTATGTCAAAACATGAGTTGAATGCAGAACTTCGTAGAATTAATGACGAACTTAAAAAATTAAAGTCTGCTGAAAAAACAAAAGACACACTCAACAAAATAGGAATATTGACTAATGCTCGTGATAGTGTGTTGCAAATGCTAAACGAAGAAACAATTGTTGAAGTATTAACTATTCAGCAACGTATGGCGCGCCGTGCAGCTATGCGTCGACTCAAGAGTCGCATAAAGGTTGGTCGCGAACGGGCAAAACGCCGTCGCGCATCAAATGAAGTATTAAAAGCTCGTGCACGTCGCGCAGCTCGTAACCAACTAGCTAAACGTTTACTTGGAGGCAAGAGCAAAAGTGAAGTATCCTATGCTGCACGTTCACGAGTTGAAAAGGCGCTGTCAAAACAAAAAAATCTTATAAATTCTTTAGCAGCAAAGTTATTAACACAAGTGCGGGCAAAGGAAGTTGCACGATTTAGAAAAAAATAAAATTATGGGAGTTCACTTAAAATCATTTAAGACATACACTGAAGAAAAGACTTCTGAAATTATAGTTTCTTTTGGCCGTTTTAATCCGCCTACACGCGGCCATGAAGAAAATATTGAAGCCATAGCAAAACTTGCAAAAGGTAAACCATTTAGAATATACGCATCTCAAAGTGAAGATCCAAAGAAAAATCCTTTGGGTTATGAGGAAAAGATTAAATTTATGCGTAAAATGTTTCCACAATATGGTCGCAATATTATATTAGATCAGTCTGTTAAAAATGTATTTGACATAGCAACAAGTGCATATGATGAAGGTTATACTCGCTTTACAGTTGCTGTTGGTAGCGATCGCGTTGAAGAGTTTAAGGCATTGCTTCGTAAATATGACGGCGTAAAGGGCACGCATGGCTATTATAAATTTCCTGATGGCATAAACATTGTATCAACTGGTCAACGTGATCCTGATATTGACAGCCGTACTGGTGCAAGCACCTTTGCCGTTAGTGCTAGCAAGATGAGAAGTGCAGCAGCAGACAATGACCTTGAAACGTTTGCAAAGGGCGTGCCAAAGACATATGGCGACGTAAAAGATCTTTTTAATGCAGTGCGCAAAGGCATGGGACTAAAAGAAAGTCATAGTTTTAGAAAACACGTTCAGTTTGATACCTTAAGTGAAACTCGTGAACGCTATATCTCTGGTGAGATATACAACGTGGGAGACTCTGTAGTGGCAATAAAAAACAACCTTGAATATAAAATTATAAATCGCGGCCCTAACTATGTGACGTGTGTAAATGAAACTGAAGACAAACAAGTTAAATTTTTTATACATGACATACGAGAAAAGTTGATGCTCGACGAAGAAACATGGGAGGCTGGTTATGAGCGTCGAGTTGTAAAGGTTACCAAACCAGATCGTTTAGAAGCTGGATATAAATGGAGAATAAAGGGCAAAGATGACTCTTCACGTACAATTAAATATTACAAAGACAAACCAGATTTCGAAGAATTTAAAGCACAAATGCAAAGAGTAGCAGGTCATGAATTTGGAACTCGATGAAGAATATGGTGCCGGCTTTGAGGGCACAAAAGGCCTATTGTATAAATATATAAAAGACACACCTGGGCAAAGCATACAACAATATATGAAAACTAAAAGCTTATCTGAAATACTAAAAAAGAGTGATCCGGTCGGAGATTGGATTCGTGATTTTATCGACAGCGACAACTCTCGCTTTGCCGGAAAGTCAAAAAAAGAACGCATCAATATGGCACTCGGAGCATACTATGCTGCTCAACGCAATGAGAGCACAGTTGAACTTGAAGAAAGCACAGTCTCTGCAAGTCAAATCAATCGATATATCGATACAGAAAACTGGAAAGCAATTGCTGACTTAATGAAAGGTCTAACCGATGATGAACACGAATTGTGGGCAAAAAACGGTTATGATGGACGTACCTATGAGTTGATGATGAAATCTCGTAAGAAAACTCGTAAAGAGTCTATAGAACTTGATGAAATGCGCGAACTCTATGCTGTAGTAGACACTACAGACGGCACAGTAGTTGCAACCGCATCAAGTGAAGACGGAGCAAAGCGTAGCATACGCAGCGCACACCTTCCACCAATTTCAAGTGAGCATCCTTCAAAGCTAAAGATTGTAAAGACTAAAAAGACTGCACAAGTTGGCTATCCAATCAAGGAAGAGACTGAAATAGGTTTAGACACTCTTCGTCTAATGAAGATTGTTTCACTTGCTACTGGCAGCAAAGACACAGATGCACTCTATGAGTATGCATCCACATCACCAAGCTATTCTTCAATTGTAGAACTAAAAGAAGCCTTTAATAAGTATATTCAACAAGCATGAAATCATTAAACGAAATTTTAAACGAATCATCTGGTGACGAGCTGCTCGGTCGCATGATGGCAGAATATAAGGTATTTATTTCTACACTAAAATCTTTAGGTTTTGAAAAGGCTCCAATCGGATCTTCTACATACAAACCAGGACCTAATCGTGGAAAAGTAGAAGAACTTTGGGGCATTCCAATGCGTGCTGGAAAATGGGCAGACATCTTTTTTGCAGTTATGTATGATGACCGCCTTCCATGGCGTTTAATCGACCGTGATGGCACTGAAAGCTATGCCAAGTTGAATGATGTCAATAAGGCACTCATGAAGCGTATACGTACCATCAAAGAAGAGCAGTCTGATGAAGAAGTTGATCCAACCGGAGAAGCACTATCAGAACTAGAAGACATTTGTGAAATGGCAGATGAATTATATGAGACTCTCTCTGACCTTGATGAAATTGATTCTGAAACGCGCGAAAGTATTACAGCAATCTATTTAGCACTTGATGATCTCTATGAAAATGTAGATAAAAAATATGAAGTCACAGTTGATGCAGATGAGTATGAAGAAGTAAACGAAGAGGTTGATATGACCCGCTTTAAGCAACTTGCTTCTACCGGACTTGTATCAAGAGAAGAACTTCCTAAACTCGTACTTGCTATGCGTGCACTTGACGCAGACAAACCGCTGTCAATGTCACAAAAAGATCTTATAAATTCAACATTTCAATCACTTATTGCAATTGTAACTGGTGATACAAGCGTACTCTCAAAGGTAAAAAGTAGCATCGCTAACAACTAATTCTATCTCGCCTTAAAACCCATTAGCCATCCGTCCCGGAACTTTCAGGATTCTAATAAAAAATCTAGATTTATACCTTAATACTAGCATCAAAAGCTAATATTAATTATTATACCAAAGTTTCTAAAATTGTAAATAAAAAAATATGCCAACCCAATTTTTAACTTCTGATAGTTCGCTAACTCGTAAACATGCTCGTTATGAGGTTGGCATGCTTGCAGATCAGATTACTCCAAGCGGAACAATCACTGATGCATTTGGGCGACTGCGCACTTCTTCACCGCTTACTCTATTTGATTCTAGTCATAGATTTGCTGACAATGGTCTTTGGAGTACTGAAGTAGCTGGTAGCGGTACAGCAACATTTAATGCAAACCAAGGTCTAATTGATTGTAGTGTTACTGCACTGTCTGGCTCATCTGTAAAGCGAGAAACGACGAAGGTTTTTTCATATCAACCTGGAAAATCATTGCTAGTTCTCAATACATTTGTAATGTCATCTGCAAAAGCAGGATTAGTGCAACGTGTAGGATATTATGGTGCCGATAATGGCATTTATTTTGAACTTGATGGCACGACTTTAAATATAGTAAAACGCACAATTGTAAATGGATCTTTGCAAAATATCAAAATACCACAATCACAGTGGAATGGCGATAAACTATTAAATGAGACTGGTTCGTCTGGACTTACTCTTGATATTTCTAAAGCACAAATTTTATGGATGGATTTTGAATGGTTGGGAGTTGGCAGCGTTCGAGTTGGTTTTGTAATTAATGGAAAATTTGTTGTATGTCATACATTTCATCATGCTAATATAATTGCTTCTACATACATAACTACTGCTTCACTGCCATTGCGATACGAAATTGAAAATGCCTCTAACACTGGCAGTACAAGTACTCTTAAGCAAATATGCTCTACAGTAATTTCAGAAGGTGGATATCAACTATATGGAGCGCAACAAAGCATAGGCACTGCAATTAATGCTCCATATAATTTAATAACTGCTGCGGGCACTGATTATCCAATACTTACGATGAGATTAAAATCTACAAAACTGGATGCAGTTGTAATTCTTACTGCTCTTTCAATATTACCTGTATCAACAACTAACTATAAATGGAAAGTAGTTTCAGGAGGCGCAACTACTGGTGGAAGTGGACTTTGGCAGCCAGCATCGGCAGATTCAGCTGTAGAATATAAGATGGATGCTAGTGCAATTACCGGTGGAAGAATATTGGCATCTGGTTATATGAGCTCTACAACTCAGAGCAAACCTTCCCTTGATATTTTAAAAGAAGCGCTATTTAAATTTCAACTTGAACGCAATGGTTTAAGTGGAGTTCCAAATGAATTATCATTAGTAGTTTCCGCGAGCACTGCCTCAGGTGGTAATCCAGCACAAATTCACGCATCTCTAGATTGGGAAGAAATCTCACGCTAATATATTATGATGCGTTTTAAAGAATATATCTCTGAGCAGGCAGAATATGATGGTCGTAAGGTGACTCTCAATGAACCGTGGCGTAGCGACGATGAAAAGCATAAGTTTTATGTCTATGTGCGTAATGAAAAGGGCAACGTCATAAAACTTGGATTTGGTGATCCAAAGGCAGAGATTAAACGAGATGATCCAGAGCGTCTAAAAAGTTTTAGAGCTCGCCATCAGTGTGATACAGATCCGGGTCCAAAGTGGAAGGCTCGTTATTGGAGTTGTAAGTTTTGGGAAAAAGGGAAGACTGTAACTGATTTATTGTCGAAGTAAACGACGATATAAATTATAATATGCAGTTGGTAAATGAGTTAACGGATAAAAATTTTTTAGTCTATGCGGCTAAGCATTATAATAATCCACGCTGTCTAGACATAAAAGAATTTCATGCAGATCTTGCTCATCTGAAGTATATCAAAAAACTTTTTAAAAAATATCAGGACAAGAGTATACTTCAAGAGAGGCTAATCTTAAACCATCTCATTATACTTCATAACATGTTTTATACTGAAGCTGCAACACGCATGTGTTTTAATCGAGTAAACGAACACAGTTGGCCAGCACTTAAAACATTCTTGTTGTATCTAAACTATATTCCAGAAGGTGAATATATAAATATACCTATTGATCTATACGTAGCTCGAACACTTCAAAGAATTTAAAACTATGGGACTCCTAACACGCACTACAGACACTGTTTACGCATTTAGATTTTTACGCTTACTCACTACTCCATGGAAAAAAACTGGAGCCTATAAGATGGGCCTCATTGATGCTGATGGAAATGTAATTCGCAAACCAGAAACAAGTGAAGAAAAAAGTAAGTATAATATTTTTCATAAATTGGTCTTTAACGTTAAACGTATGCTTAATGTAATTCCATTTGGCAAGACTACAATTGCTTCGTATCTTGCGGCGCTCTATCTCATAAAAGAAAAAACTGGAGTTTCTGATCGAGCACTTGCTAAGGTTATCAAAGAGGCCACTGGGTGCGATCCACGTGCGCTTCATCTTGAAGAGTCTTTTTGGTATCTCAATGAAGACAACACTCTTCGTCATGGAACATACAAATTAACGCGTAACCTACCATTACAACTAACTGGAGACATATTGGCTCTCAAGAATACAACAATATCAATAGCAGAAAATTCATGCCCGGTTGGAAATATTTTTGGCGTAAATGTGTATGACGCCGTGCATTGTAAGACTGGACAAAAAGTATTAATAACTCAACACGATATTAAGCAATGAAAAACGAAGAAGTAGTTACTGGAGACGTTGCAATGCCACCTTCTGACTATCCTAAAAGTGGAGCAACATGGAGACTTTTTAATGTACCAACTGACATCTTTAGACGGTTTGAAACCGGGCGAAATAAGTTTGAACGCTGGTGTAAATATCTAGATATGGCAGATGAGGAGCAGCAAGCTTTATACAATTATGCTAAGAAAAATAGCAAGCATACAATTGTACTACGTGATTCTGTTAGTGGCGCTCTTCGTAGCATACGCAAACGTGCCATGAATGAATCATGAGACGTGTAAAAAATTATTTACAACTCGCCTTTTTCTGTTTATAATAAACATCTGCTACACAGCGTAACATTTTCCAACATGAACGACAATAATACACACAGCATCTTCGAAGAACAAATTAGCCGCAAACCAAACCACTATCCATGGACAGAGCAGTTTATTGAGGCCATGCACAATGGATTTTGGACAGACAAAGAGTTTAGTTTTAAATCTGATGTGCAGCAATTTAAGGTTGATTTAAATGATCAAGAACGCGAGATTATTGTGCGTACACTTTCAGCAGTTGGACAAATTGAAGTTGCAGTAAAAACTTTTTGGGCCAAACTGGGAGAAAACCTGCCGCATCCTAGTCTTCAAGATCTAGGCTATGTTATGGCAAACATTGAAGTTATTCATAATAGTGCCTATGAGCGTCTACTTAGTGTGCTTGAACTAGAAGATATTTTTGAAGAGAATCTTAAACTTGAATGGATACAAGGTCGTGTTAAATATCTTCGTAAGTATACTCACAAGTTTTATAAAGATTCAAAGAAGCAGTATCTCTATGCTTTGATTCTTTTCACTCTTTTTGTTGAAAATGTTTCGTTATTTTCTCAGTTTTATATTATTAACTGGTTCGCTCGTTTTAAAAATGTACTTAAAGACACAGATCAGCAAGTAAAGTATACTCGCAATGAAGAAAACATTCATGCTCTTGTTGGTATAAAGATTATAAACACAATTCGTGAAGAGCATCCTGAACTATTTGACAATGAGCTTGAGGCACGCATCGCGCATGAAGCTGAAGAGGCATACAAGTCTGAAGCTAAGATTGTTGACTGGATGATCAATGGCATAAACGAACCTGGGCTATCAGCACCAATTCTTAAAGAGTTTATTAAAAATCGTATCAATGAATCCCTTGCTCAAATCAGTTTTAAACCAGTATTTGAAGTGGATAGAGAGTTGCTTGAGTCCACTATGTGGTTTGAAGAAGAACTACTTGGCAACAATATGGCGGATTTTTTTCACACCCGCCCGACTGAATATTCAAAGAAAAATCAAAGCTTTAGTGAAGACGACCTGTTTTGATGTGATATATAGATCTATATTATGAGTGATAAAATATATTGGTTAAATAAAGATAGTAGAAAATTTTTAGAGAGAGGATATCTCTTAGAGGGAGAAACTCCAGAACAGAGAATACAGGACATTGGAGATAGAGCGCAGGCGTTATTAGATGATATGCCTGGTTTTTCAGACAAGTTTGTAGACTATATGTCAAGAGGTTTTTATTCTCTTGCTTCTCCAATCTGGTCAAACTTTGGCCGTAAACGCGGGTTGCCAATCTCATGCTTTGGTAGTTATATACCTGATGACATGAATGGAATCCTCTCAAAGGTCGGCGAGATTGGTACAATGTCAAAAGTCGGTGGAGGAACTTCCGCATATTTTGGAGATGTGCGCGGTCGAGGAGCCCCAATATCTTCCGGTGGTGCTGCTACAGGTGTGCATCATCAACTTACAGTTTTCGATTCGCTTATCAACTATGTCTCGCAAGGCAACGTTCGTCGTGGTTCTTTTGCAGCCTATTTGCCTATTGATCACCCTGATATTGAAGAGTTTCTTAAGATTCGTTCTGAAGGCAATGCTATTCAAGACTTGTCCATAGGCGTATGTGTATCAGATGAGTGGATGAAGAGTATGATTGGCGGCGACAAAGACAAACGTAAAGTTTGGAGTACAGTCATTAAAAAACGATTTGAGTCTGGCTATCCTTATATCTTTTTCTCTGATAATGTAAACAACGGCGCACCCCAGATGTATAAAGACAAGGGTCTTAAGATACATGCAAGTAACCTTTGTACAGAAATCTTTTTGTCTACATCAGAAGATGAAAGTTTTGTATGTGACCTCTCTTCACTTAATCTTGAAAAGTGGGACGAGATTGCAGAGACAGATGCAGTAGAGACGCTTGTGTATTTCTTGGATGCAGTCATGTCTGAGTTTATTCTTAAGACTGGAAATCCTGGCAATGAATTTATGAGAGCGCCTCGTAAGTTTGCTATTAATCAGCGTGCACTCGGAGTAGGTGTTCTTGGTTGGCATTCGCTGTTGCAGTCAAAGATGGTACCGTTTGAATCGATGGAAGCAAAGATGATGAACAATCAAATTTGGAGTACGATTCGTGCCAAGGCAGACTCTGCTACCTCCCAACTTGCAAAACTTTTTGGCGAGCCATTTATGTTGAAAGGTTATGGTCGACGCAACTCTACTACGCTTGCAATTGCTCCTACTACAAGTAGTTCGTTTATACTTGGACAAGTATCTCCAAGTATTGAACCGCTAAACAGCAATTATTTTGTTAAGGATCTTGCTAAAGGCAAGTTTACCTATCGCAATCCATATCTTGAAAAGTTGCTCAAAGAAAAAGGCAAAAATGATCAAGAAACATGGAAGGATGTTCTTACTCATGGTGGTTCTGTACAACATCTAGAATTTCTTTCTGCAGAAGAAAAAGATGTATTTAAAACCTTTGGTGAAATTAGTCAAAAAGAAATTGTCATTCAGGCAGCACAACGTCAAAAGTATATTGACCAAGGTCAATCACTTAACTTGATGATTGCACCTACTGCAAAGCCAAAAGAAGTCAACGAGCTTCTTATCTTTGCTTGGGAACAAGGAGTCAAGTCGTTGTATTATCAACGTAGCGCAAATCCAGCACAGGAACTTGCACGTTCAATCTTAACTTGCAGCACATGTGAAGGGTAAAGACTGTATAAAACTGTCTCCATTTTGGTATGCACTTGGTATGTTTGCAGTAGCTCCGTTTGTTGCAATAGTATTTATCGTCACTGCTCTTTTATTAATGCTGGTTTGGCCATTGGTTCCATTTGTCGCATATTTTGAAAGAAAGAACGACCCCGTTGTTGATGATATAAATAACAGAAAATAATTTAAATATATTAAATATAATGATAGAAAACAACAGATGTCCAAAATGCAAATACGTCTACGAAGTCTCTTGGGATGATGAGGACGATAAATACTATTGCGATGACGAAGAAGATTTTGAAGATCTAGAACGCGAAGAACTCTACCCAGAATATTGCCCTTTTTGTGGAACCTATCGTATCTATGGAACAGAAGACGATTCTCGTGATGACGAAATTTAATATATAATTTATGACATGGCTATATAATGAACTTCCTTTTACTCGCGAACTTGCTCAAGAGAAGATTGATGAAGGTTATATTGGGTTTGTCTATGAAATAACTGATAGTCTAAATGGTAAAAAATATATTGGCAAAAAGTTGCTATCTAGTGTAAAAAAACTTGCTCCACTAAAAGGCAAAACGCGCAAAAGAAAAAAGTGTGTACAGTCTGATTGGGAAAAATACTATGGCAGCAGTGAAACTGTAAAGGCTTTGGTCGAATCACGACAATCAGATTTTATTCGTCGAATCATATATCTCTGCAAATCTAAAGGTGAATTGTCTTATATGGAAGCAAAGGAACAGTTTGACAAAGAGGTGTTGCTTACAGATGATTTTTACAACGAATTTATTGGAGTAAAAATAAATTCATCTCATGTGAAAAGTTTATGGAAAAAGTAGTGTACATTTGAGTCACACTAGTGTATAATTATATCATGTTACTAATCGACTATTCTGGAATTGCAATTTCTGCTATATTTTCTCAATCACGTCCTGGGAAAATTACAGAGGACTTTATGCGACATATTATCTTAAATTCGCTGAGAATGTATAATCTCAAGTATAGAGAAAAGTATGGACGTATGATTATCGCATGTGATGGCGGCAGTTGGCGTAAAGAGTATTATCCGCAATACAAAGCTGGACGCAAGAAGAGTCGTGAGGCGTCTGATCTTGACTGGAAAGAAATTTTTGGTATTATAAACAAGATACGTGATGAAATAGTTGAGCATATGCCATATCCAGTAGTAGTTGTACAGGGCGCAGAAGCAGACGATGTTATTGGCACACTCGTTGAATCTACTCAAGAGTTTGGCCAGCACGAACCCGTAATGATTATCAGCGCAGACAAAGATTTTATTCAACTTCAAAAGTATGATAATGTCTCTCAGTACAGCCCTATGACTAAGAAGATGTTGAGTGACAAAAACCCGGCTAATTATCTCTATGAGCATATCTTTCGCGGTGACAGCGGTGATGGCATTCCAAATGTGCTATCATCTGATACTGTATTTGTTGATGGCGGGCGCCAAACACCACTCAGTTCAACTAAAATGACAGCATGGATCGCTGCTGCGCATGAAGGTAAACTACAAAGTGTTCTTCCAGAAACAGTCTATCGCAACTATATTCGTAATAGCACAATAATTGATCTTAGCAAAACACCAGAAAATGTAAAAGCTTCAATCCTATCTGCATATTCCGAGTGTGCTTCGGTCGGAAACTCTAAGATACTTAACTATCTTATCTCTAAGCGTTGCAACATGTTAGTATCATGTGCTGAAGAATTTTTTACACATAAATAAAACTATATATTATGAGACCACAAACTGCATCAAACAACAGAACAAAACATCCGTTTGAAATTTTTGAAAGCGTACAGGCGACAGACAAAGTCGCTGATCGTGTGCGCATACTTCAAGAAAATGAATCTTATGAATTAAAGACTATACTTCAGGCAGCATTTCGTCCTGATATAAAATTTGATTTACCGGTAGGTGCTCCTCCATATACGCCTAGTCCAAACCCAGCAGGAGTAAATTTTTCTCCGCTAAGAAAACAGATTGATGTGTTGCCTCGCCTTTTAGTTGGTAATACTACATATGACAAGATTAAAAAAGAGATGGCCTTTATCAAACTGTTAGAAAATGTTCATGCATCTGATGCAGAAATTTTAATTGCAATGAAAGATAAAAAACTACATAAAAAATATAGTCTACTTACATCTTCACTCATTAAAAAGGCCTTTCCAAATCTTGGCATAGAATAATATGACATACACATATAATTGCACATCTTGCAACTATTATTGGGACGCAAGTTTGCCTATGGATTCGCGTGACCTGCCGCTAAGCGAACCATGCCCACACTGCACTTTGGCTGGAAACGTAAAACGCGCCATCTCAGCTCCTGGTATATCATATGAAGGAGGCAAGACAATACTTCAACGTGCTGGTAGTGGATGGAATGACGTACTAAACAAAGTAAAAAAAGCAAGTGGAAGACAAGCAAAAATAGAAACCCGTTGAGATATGGGACGCAGCAGAAAAAATAGAGACAAGAAAAAGGGACATGGCTATTACGATGATGGTCATGATGATTATTCTCGCAATAAAAAATTTAAGAAAAATCGCTTTGATGACAATCGAAGAGATAAAGAAATACAACAAAAACTATTTGTTGATTGGGATAAACTCTAATGAATCGAAAAAAGTTTACGCACTCACCTATAGATCTTGGCTATAGTGATCTAGAAGCAAACACTACCACTTCTGGTCGCTTTTATACGACGCCTAATGGTAAAGCCTATCCTAGTATTACTACTGTATTAGGCATTCGTAACAAAGGTGCACTTCAAGAATGGAGAGCACGAGTTGGCGAAGTTGAAGCAGCACGTGTAGCCCGGCATGCAAGCACGCGAGGCACAGCTTTACATGCAGCGGTTGAACGATATATTGATAACATTGATTCATATTTTGCTGAAGGAGAGATGCCTCATGTAAAAGATATGTTTAACTCTATCAAGCCTGTCTTGGATGACCGAATCGATAACGTATGTCTTCAAGAGGCTCCACTCTACTCAGATCATCTTGGACTCGCTGGTCGAGTTGACCTCATCGCAGAATTTGATGGTCGGCTGAGCATAATCGATTTTAAGACAAGTTCTCGAGCTAAAACTGAAGATGAGATTGACAGTTATTTTATACAGATGGCAGCATATGCTATTATGTGTGAAGAGCGTACAGGCACACCAGTAAGTCAAGGAGTAATCGTTATGGCTGTAGAAAACAGTTCACAACCGCTGGTTTTTGTGCAAAAACGAGATTGTTGGACGGATGAACTTTTTAAGACTATAAATGAATATAATACCAAAAAACTATTTGGACATGCATAAACACAACATACAAAATAAGGGCTTACTGGATCTACTAAAAGGCGGCGCAAATGATTGCTTTACGAGCGACTATGGTGCAGTCAAAGAGTATTATCTTTCTGAAGAGATTGGTGATGCAAGTGACTATATACAATGGTTTCATGATATACGCAATAGTCGTCCATCCGATGTAGTAAAGATTCATATCAATTGCCCAGGAGGTAACCTGTTTACTACCATTCAATTTATGCAGGCACTCTCTGAAACTGAAGCCCATATTATGGTAAGTGTTGAAGGGGCATGCATGAGTGCTGCAACTCTGATCTTTTTGATGGCCGATGAGTATATGATTACAGATCATAGCATGTTCCTATTTCATAACTATAGTGCTGGCACTGCTGGCAAAGGCGGTGAGATGTATCATGGCATGGTTCATGAACGCAACTGGAGTGCAAATCTTTTCAAAGATATGTATTCAGACTTTCTTACCGAAGGCGAGATTAAAGAGATGCTTGAAGACAAAGACATCTGGATGGACGCACATCAGGTACTTGATCGTTTGGAAAAGCGCGGCAAAAAGATACAGAGTCGCATACGCGCTGAAGAGAAGAAGAAAAAAGTATAAATAGACTATATGGCAAAGACTTCCCAATTAGACCCATTATTGACCGGACTTGCATCAAATTACTTAATTCAAGTAGTAGATACAAGTGATAGGAGTATGTCAGATTCTGGTACAAATAAAAGAATAACTGCCAAACAATTTATAGATAGTGCAATAACAAACGCATTGTCTGCTAATATTATTACTGCAGATAAAATTGCAGCAGGAGCTATTACAGCTGATAAAATAGCAACAGGTGTATTATCAGCAATATCAATAAGTGCTGGTTCTATTACTGCTGATAAAATAGCACCTAATGCTATTATTGCTGAAAAGATTGCTGCCAATGCCATTACTGCTGGTAAGATTGCTGCCAATGCTATTACTGCTGAAAAGATTGCTGCCAATGCTATTACTGCTGAAAAGATTGATGCTGGAGCTATTACTGCTGATAAAATTGCAACAGGTGTATTTTCAGCAATATCAATAAGTGCTGGTTCTATTACTGCTGATAAAATAGCAGCTGATGCCATTACTGCCAATGCTATTGCAGCAGGAGCTATTACTGCTGCTAAAATAGCAGCTGATGCCATTACTGCCAATGCTATTGCAGCTAATGCCATTACTGCTGATAAAATAGCAGCTAATGCCATTACTGCTGATAAAATAGCAGCTAATGCTATTACTGCTGGTAAGATTGCTGCTGGAGCTATTACTGCCAATGCTATTGCTGCCAATGCCATTACTGCTGATAAAATAGCAGCTGATGTATTTTCAGCAATATCAATAAGTGCTGGTTCTATTACTGCAGACATGATTGCAGTTAATGCTATTATTGCTGAAAAGATTGCTGCTGGAGCTATTACTGCTGGTAAGATTGCTGCTGGAACTATTACTGCTGATAAAATTGCCGCAGAAACTATTACTGCTGATAGAATTGCAGCTAATGCTATTATTGCTGATAAAATAGCAGCTAATGCCATTACTGCCAATGCTATTGCAGCTAATGCTATTATTGCTGATAAAATAGCAGCTAATGCCATTACTGCCAATGCTATTGCAGCTAATGCCATTACTGCCAATGCTATTGCAGCTGATGCCATTACTGCAGGTAAAATTGCTGCCAATGCTATTACTGCCAATGCTATTGCAGCTGATGCCATTACTGCAGGTAAGATTGCTGCCAATGCTATTACTGCTGTTACAATTGATGCTGGAGCTATTACGGCGGGTAAAATTGCTGCTGGTGCTATCGCATCTAATAGTATGCTAGCATCAAATATAATTGCTGCTAGCAATTTGGTAACAGATTTTGTGTTGACTAAAAATATACAAAGTGATAATTTTAATGGGCAAATACTTACAAACCCAGATACTGGAGTACGTACTATAAACGTTGGCACAGCTGGTTATTATTTAGATTCAGTGTCTGGTACTGTTGTAGTTAGTAAATTAGTTGCACGTGACGGTATAATTGCTGGTAACTATATCAAATATAATAGTAGTGGTGCATTTGCAGTTGACTCACAGGGCAATTTGGGTGTTAAAGTAGATGATGATACTTTAGGAATATCAAACGGTTCTTTAGTAATTAAACAGGTGCCTTCAACTTCTGTTGTAGTTGCTACGCAAGATATTAATTATGTGGGTGGATTAAATACTACAACGTATAATCCTATTGGTCGTACAAATGGCGTATTTACGCACCCATATAATATACATCTTGTATGGGATTCTTTGGCTAACGTTTCAAGCGTTATGAATGTTACAAGTGTAGACATATATAATCTATCAGTTAGATATGATTACTCAAATGTAACAAATTTGGCCAGTGCTACTAATTTGTTTATTTACATTAACGCGCAATGGTCAGATTCGCCGACAGCACGCGTCAATTCGCCTGTCGCTTTTAGTGCAGTTGCAGCCGGAATTACAAATCCTGTATTACCATTAGGACCAGTTACATATACCATTCCAAAATTTTCAATTAGTGGCAGACAAGTAGCTACCAATAGATATTTACTTGTCTGGCCTGAAATAGTTTTATATGGTAATAACTTTGGTGGTACAATTGGTGTTAGTGTACCAGCCTCAACAACAGCAGCATTTATTATAAAAGCAACTGGTCAATTAACTTCTCCAAATAATGCATTTAGTACTTTAGTAAAACCAGCTGGTTTACAAATATCATAATAAATAATTAGTCATGAACATAGAAAATCAAGAACAAATCAATATATTACAAGAAGAGCAATCTAACTACGACTGGCTTCGTAAAAGACAATCTAATTATCCACAATTTAGTGAAGAAGATATTGGTCATCTTTATGACTCAATACAAGCGATATTGGATATATTGGAAGAAAATGATATTATTGTATCATTGAAAGATAACACGAAGGCTCGCCTTGAACATCGTGCACTAATTAAAACAGCTATACCAAAGGAGTAAATAAACTCTTTTGATTTTTGTCAAATATAACTCTCGAGCAGACCCACCATGCCTCTCAACGATGCACACTTTGGTGGGTATTTTTTGCATAAAAAGTCGTAAATTTGACATTTTTAGACCTTGGGAGCACTAGATTTCTCTATACGGGGCCTAACTTCGGGGCCTTTTTTCACTTTTTTGAAAAAAGTTGTGTACTTTCTCTGCATTTTAGTGTATAATGACCATGTAAGCAACACAACACAATATGAAAGAAACATTAGGAATTTTCATCGGAATCAATGCAGCAGTTTGGTTCGTCATCTTTATCCAAACCATGAACGGTAGTTGGTAATCACAAGAGTTGAACATCTTTTAAAAAGCTTTGAGCTTCGGGCACTCGTTAAACCGCTCTAGAGAGTTGAGCATCTCTTAAAACTGCTCACCACTTTCAAAAAACAATTTTCCCCTGAAGTATTGGCCCGCCAGTAGATCTTCTAGAACAAACACTAAGTGAATCCCGGGCATGTGACCGGTTGGAGTTAACGCCACCGAAACATGAATAGCTTAGTCAATGATCTAGAATGAACTCTGGGAGACGAGGTTCGACTCCTCGCGGGGGACACCACTTTCAAAAACAAATTTAAGGTAATGCCCCAATCGTAAGAGACTGCAGCTCGAGAAGATAAGAAAATTAAATGTGCAGATGGACTCACACAGCCGTTTCTGATGATAGGAAGACCCCAGGATTGCTCAGCAATAGTAAGGAAACCGAACATGCCCGTGTTTCATCAGCAACAAAAGTTAGGCACGGGAAATTTTCAAAAAACAAATTTACTGATGGAGGTTGCAAACGAAATCAGAGATAAAAGGAACGAGCCTCTTGTCCGCAGGGAGAGCGTTAAAAAGTTTCATGGTGCAATTCCATAGCCTGCGGTGCCATTTCCAAAAAAAACAACAACAAATACAAATAGAATAACGACATAAGATTTTAAAACCTTCTCTATCGCAAAGCCAGTAGTCATGACCTGGTAGTGGCCTATAAGAATATTATTCAAAAGTCCGTTCAATTCGGAGGTGATAGAAACCTGGGAGGCTCCTCAGCCCCAATTGAAGCTGTAAAGCACTGAGGATACTTTTAAACAACAAACACCAAACCATGAAACTATCGCATTTTTATCCACTAGCCATCTTGATATCACTATTTTTTGGAGTCTGTATGATTGGATTCATCAGCGCTCTGTTCAAAGCAGTCTATCTTTTCTTTAACTAATATGAACACACAACGAACAATACTAAAGGTTGAAAATAACGAGGTTGGAAAAACAATAATCTTTCATTTGAGGCGTGAGGTAAAAACTCATAATTTGAGAGAGCGTTTGAAAGAGATGGAGTCTCCAGACTATGTTGGAAAATTTAAACGAGTTGACCTCTATGGCCGCCTTGGAAAAAATAATCCAAATCGTCACAAATATTCTATTTCTAGTCGTCGCTCAATCTTTCGCAGCCACACTAGAATTCGTTTAGAAGATGCATCACACATTGCAGTCTATGTAAACAACGTCGTGCGCTCTAAGTTTGGTGGTTATACTCTCGTCTGTTCATGATTCCAGTTTTTCCCTCTCATAAGACTACACTCGTATTGACTGCAGGCTTTCAACCATGTGGATTTTTTTCTGCTCGGTCTGCAATTCGAAACATGATGGTTGGAGGCGTAAAAGCCTATGACCAGTATGGAAACATACGAGACTGGAGCAGCTGGATAGCAAACGATGATCATCTCAGTCCAAACAATCCTGCGCTGAGAAGCGTCGACACATTGTGGGCAATTCCTACAATTGTAGTGGTGCCAGGCTATTTTGGTCACTACAAGCAAGGCAAAAAGCAGCCGCGCGCAATCAACCTTCGTCAGCTGTATTATATCTATGGAGGAGAATGTCAATATTGCTTAAAGAAAATTCCATACACTTCTGCGACTCGTGATCATCTCATTCCTCGCAGTCGTGGAGGCGGCAACAACGACGACAATATCGTTCTGTCTTGCAAAAAGTGCAATACCAAAAAATCAAACAAGTTTCCATATTTCAACATTCATGGCTCAGAGGTAAAACCTAAGATGCTAAAAGACATCGAGTTTAGCGCGCTTAGTGAAAAAGTTACGATTCGCGATGAATGGAAGGATTTTTTACAATATAAATAAATCACTTATAGATAAAAAAGATGTTTACATATGAGAGAGTTTAGTGTATAATGTCTCTGTAAGCAACAAGAAACAAAAGTTTCATAACTAAATGCCACATCAACTGCTACTGAAAGTTGAGAACGTCCGTGGTTGTACGGCTTGGATCACTCAGTGATGCGATGTCAAAGGTTTGTATATAGGAGTTTTCGGTCCCTATAAAAAGTCATAGTCGATTGTAGTTGCAGCGCATTGCGCTCCTCATCGACATGCCAATATGATTAACCGATAAATTTTTCCCTCCTGTAGCTCAGTGGTAGAGCGGATTCTTTGCTCATTTTTATAAATAACTATATGAATGACCATTCCTTGTGCCCAGTATGTAATAGAGAAATTTCAAAATTTGCCTATTCTAGACATGCAAGGGCATGTGAAAATGGAAAAATAAAAGATAAATTACCTCCAAGTGAAAAACTACCAAATGGTAAAACTATTCGTTGGATGGAATCTATGAATGCCCGCAAAGGAAATGGAACAAATCAGTATACTAAAGCAATTAAATTAAATTTGCCAAAACCAATTGCAGTGGAAGTTTCTAATGAAACGCGACAAAAGATGTCTGCATCAGCTAAAGCTAGGAGCACTTCAGAATTAAGAAAAAATATGTCAGATCATGCTAAACGTCGTGGTCTTGGTGGTAAATTTGTTAATACTAAATGCGAATATAATGGACATAAATTTGGTTCTTCTTATGAAGTATGTGTTGCAAAATCTTTAGATAGTAATTCCATAAGATGGATAAAGCCAAAAAAATTCGATTATATCGATCCATTCAATAAAAGTAGACAATATACACCAGATTTTTATCTGCCAGATTTTGATGTATATCTAGATCCTAAAAATGATTTTCTTATCAATAACATTAATCCATCTATGGGGTTTAGTGATTGCGAAAAAATTAAAATTGTTGAACAGACCCATTCAATACGAGTTTTAATTCTCGATAAAACAATGCTTACATGGGATAAAATTCAAGAACAAATTTTTAATGCTAGAGTGTCCTGAATTGGTTAAAGGTCCTTCTTTATAAGGGGGTAGAATCGGTCATCGAGCCGTATGTGGGTTCGAGTCCCACCTCTAGTACCACTTTCGCACGTTGGCAGAGAAGTTATGCAGTGGTCTGCAAAACCGCCTAGTCCAGAGCGTTACTGGAACGTGCGTCCATCTACAACACCTGCTCATATCGTCTAACGGTTAGGACTTACGGTTTTCATCCGTACAATCGGGGTTCGATTCCCCGTGTGAGTACCAATAAATAATATACAATGAAAATAGTCATTCGCACCTCAACATACATCAAGGTCGGTCAATTTTACCTTTCAGTAAAACTACCGCTTAAGAGCGGTGAACACAAGTTTAGAGTCACTCGCGATCATTCACGCTTTCAAAACTATTTTGAAATGCATGCTCTAGGATTCACGCTAGGTCGCATGTGGTCTACTCATGCCCAACGCGTACGTGAGAAGCGTTGGTTAAATTCACTTGACGAATAATACTATGAAAATATACATCGAAAAATGGACGACTGAAACTGTACACACTGGAAAGTTATTTAGCGTTGACACTGAAAAGTTGAGAGAACTCTATGATGAATATGCAGGTCTCTCTGACGAAGAACTCGTTGAACTCGTGAGCGAAGATTCTGAATGCGGTGGTCTTGATTGGCATGAACAGTACGAAGACGCCTTGTCTGCATGCGACATTTCTGGAGAAAACAGTCTAGTAAAGATTCATACATCAGAGACGCTGCAAGAAGATCTAGAATGGAATGCCTGGCACAGGGGTCGTCTTACTCTCAATGAAGAATATATAGACATTGATACGGAAAATTTTGAGGAGTTTGTCTCTAAAATTCCTCACTATAAATAATTTCACAATCCGACTTAGCTCAGCGGCAGAGCAGATGACTGTTAATCATCGGGTCCGTGGTTCGATCCCACGAGTCGGAGCCAATTTTTTTATTGTAATTTGTAAGTTAAATGTTCGTTTTGTATAAATAAACTTATGGATTACAAACAGATATATAATCGCCTAATAGAATATAGGCGTCAAAATATCTTAACGTGTGGCTATATTGAACGTCATCATATAGTCCCAAAATCATTGGGAGGCACTGATGATGAATCAAACATTGTAGCACTATCTGGTCGTGAACATTATATTGCGCATTTGCTTCTTTCAAAATTTAATCGATGCAGCCAAACTGCATATGCTCTTTGGGCAATGCAAATGAAATCTTCAAAAACGTGTGATCGACCATGCATTAAAAGTGGTCGTATGTATGAATGGGCACGTAAAGAATTTATTAAATATGCATCTCATCGATTTAAAATTACTTCAAAGGGAGAATGCAATAGTCAGTATGATACAAAATGGATAACAAATGGTATTGTTAATTTGAAAGTTTCTAAAGATTATATTGTTTCCGAAGAATGGAAATTTGGAAGAACTGTAAAAAAGAAACAAAAACATTTTACATGCGCAGCTTGCAATTCAACATTTTCAAATAAGAAAAAGAAAAAATATTGTTGCAAACAATGTGAGAATAATTCGAAACCAAATATCATTAAAGACAACTTTGATAATCTAAAATTAGAATATGAAAAACATAAATGTTTAAGTAGAGCATTTAATTCTGTTGGTATAGCATACAATAGCAATCTTTTTAAAAAATTTATTGATTTATACAATCACGCCGAAGTCGCATAGTGGTCGATTGCACCGGATTTGTAATCCGGTTTGGAAACATCATCGTGGGTTCGAATCCCACTTTCGGCTCCAGTTTAAAGTGCATCCATAGCTCAGTTTGGTTAGAGCACACGATTGATAATTGTGGGGTCGTTAGTTCGAGTCTAACTGGGTGTACCATATTTTTACGGGTAAAGGCCGACTGGCGAGGCGCTTGCTTTGGGAGCAAGTTTAGTTGAGTTCGATTCTCAATTACCCGACCATTTTTTATTAGGGGGTTTAGCTCAGTTGGTAGAGCGTCTGCTTTGCAAGCAGAATGTCATCGGTTCGAATCCGGTAACCTCCACCATTATACGTCATTGGTGTAACGGTAGCACAAAGGTCTCCAAAACCTTTTGTCACAGTTCGAATCTGTGGTGACGTGCCATAGAGGTATAGTGTAACGGTTAGCACCACAGATTTTGATTCTGTTTGTCGAGGTTCGAATCCTTGTACCTCTACCAACTTTGCCGCTAGAGAGGTGCACGGGCTCCATGCCCGGTACATAGACACAAATGACGTGCAGGACTGCATATGCGGGTGCGTACGGGAATGTGTCTATGTCGCCTCTCTAGACGGCTCAATTTTCAATCGCGGGGCAGTCAGTAGTGGTGCTGAACTAGTCTCATAAGCTAGGCTTCGGTGTGGGTTCGACTCCCACCCCCGCAACCAATTTTTTTAATGGGCGGTTCGCATAGCGGCAATTGCGTTTCATAGGATGTGACTTTAGAACGCTAAACAAGCATAACTCCTTTGATGTAGCAACAACACCTGTTAAGCCCTGAGCATGGCACAAGAATAAAAGCTCATCACTTTCGCATAAATAGTATTATGATTATATCATTTAAACAGTATTTTATACGAGAAAGTTTTATTGATAAACTCAAATCAATTTTTAGTAAAAAAATAACCCATGATATTAAAATAGATATCGATAGTTACTTGGATGAGATATATGTATATCTTATTGATGATAGAATAAAAATCGGTACATTTACATTTAAACACGATAATAAAAATTTAAAAGCTATAGATATTTGGGTATCTAAAGAGCACAGAGGTAAGGGACTAGCAAAAATGGTTTATGATATTTTATCGAAACGTGGTTATAAAATATATCGTAGCTCAGATCAAACTGCTGCTGGTAAGCATTTTTGGGATAAAAATAGACCCAACTCTAAACCTGGTTCTATTTGGTAGATATATTTTTGCCTTTTAAGGGGTAAAGAATAGAGATACAAAAACAGTTTTAACTTAGTATATAAAATACTAGATTCCGTGTGGGTCAATAACCATACATTGCTAAATGGGTAGATGCCCGAGTGGCTAAAGGGGGCAGACTGTAAATCTGCTGGCTAACGCCTACGCTGGTTCGAATCCAGCTCTGCCCACCATTTTTATAAATAGTAGTATGAACGCATTTAATTCTACACAACCAGACAGTCTAGTTGAAGCTGCAAAGCAAATTCTCGAAAAGGTCGCTATTGCACCAGTCACTGGCTTTGGACGGTCTGTTCCAGAAAGCGTTCAAGATTATCTGCAAACAATTTTAAATTCTGCCGACACGCCCCGTGGGTCAATCACACACGCCAAATTTTTCGACTCTGGCTATACTGGTGTCTCGTTTGAGATTGGTGGACAAGAGTATACGCTCACTATGAGCATGGGCAAGATGGGTGCTGATGACTATATTCGCGGCAATATGGCACTCGCCAAAACCGGCACACACAAGCCAATCCTCTCAATTAGAGGTGGCGACAGCCCGAACAGTGTCTTTCCAACAATGGCTGACATTGGTAAAATGACACGTGCTGTGTCTGACCTGATCAAACGTTAAGTCTTTCAATGTATAGTGTAGTGGTAGCACGCCCCAAGCAAAGGGTTTCTTGTCCGATAGGATAGGCGACAACGCCGAGGCGATGGTTCGATTCCATCTACATTGTCTATTTTTTGCGTCATAAGTGTTACGGCAGCACATTAGACTTCCACTCTGAAGGCGTGAGTTCGACCCTCACATGACGCACCAATTTCAATGGGGCAGAGCTTAGCGGCTTTATTCTCCTCATGCCCTCTACGCTTGATGGGTGCACACTAGACAGCGCATGGTTTAAACATGATACGAGAATACCCCACCATTTTTCCCTGCCATTGTAGGCATTGATCCTACAATGAGCATTGAGGCTAAGAACGGGATGGCAACCCGGTGACGCCGAATGTAATCCGACGCACATTAAACTAGTCTTGGAATTAGCCACCAAGATGAAATAGTCACTGCGTTTCTTCAAGTTGACTCTGGTCAATTATTCGGTAGTGGGGAAAACACTTTGCGAGAGGGATCATACGGAGATCGCTAGGCCCATAGTCTAGAGTGGAGGTTAAAGCCCTCCCCCTCGCAATTCGTATCATGCGCGAATCCAAATATGTCATGACGCAGCTAGGTGTGGTTCCTAGCTAGCCCCAGCCCTGGGTGAGTGTAGCAGCAATCTGTCATGGGCAAATTTTCTCTATACCAGGCTTAACTTCGGGATCTTTTTTCACTTTTATGAAAAAAGTTGTGTACTTTCTGTGCGTTTTATGCTATAATAACCATGTAAGCAACACCAACCACAATATGAAAAACAAATCTTCAATATTTCTCTTATTAGGACGCGTAGACTATGAAGGCGACGTCGTATTAGGAGCTTATAGCTCACTTAAAAAAGCAAATTGCGCACTAGATGCCTATAAGGCTAAGGTTGATGCTGATCGTGTCAACAATCGTTATGAAAATACTGCGTATGATGATTATGTTATAAATGAATGTGAGGTCAATGCTGAAGTCTGATCTTTTGAGAAACTCCAATACAATATGAAACAGGACATCGACTAAGACCGCATGAAAACAAAACAATATTCGATTGTATTTCACAATGATGAATGCTATATGGAAGCAATGGCGTTAAGCGACATTCACACCTATAACGATGCCGATGCTGCAGAGATTGAGCTTTTCTGGAACAGCAAACGTAAACGTGACAACGCGGTTCGTCTTCTTAAGCAACATGACATTACAGTAGACACCTTTGACTTTAATTAAATATGAAAAACGGGAACGTAGCTCAGTGGATTAGAGCAAGGGATTTAATTTATAAATAATAGTGTATGGGTATATAATGTAATGGATAGCATCAGGGTCTTCTAAATCCTTCGCCTAGGTTCGAATCCTAGTATACCCACCAATTTAAAAACACTATTATGAATAAATGTAAACACTGTAAAGAAGAATTTGATTTGTGCGATAAACCAAGTGGATGGATGGCAAACCATAGTAGATGGTGTAAAGAAAACCCAAAAAGAACTGAATATAAAAATGGTTCATTAAAGGCTGTTGCTGCTATGAATTTAGCGAAAAAAGAATCTGGAATTACTAATCAATATGATAAAGCAAAATCTGAGGGAAAGCAAATAGTTTCGCCGTTAATTAATAATAACTATTGGAAAGGAAGAAAACATACTGAAAAATCTAAACAATTGATGAAAGAAAAGGCGCTTTCTTCACCTCATAGAAGATTAAGAAGAGGAATTATTGAATATAATGGAATAATGTTAGATTCTTCATGGGAATTAGAACTCGCTAAACGTTTAGATGAATGTAATATTACTTGGCTTAGACCAAGTCCATTGCCATGGATTGATAAAGATGGTATAACACATAATTATTTTCCAGATTTTTATCTTCCAGAATATAATCTATATCTAGATCCAAAAAATCCCCAAGCAATTAAAGTTCAAAATGAAAAATTAAAATGTTTGTTAAATCAATATGACAATATTGTTATTCTAAATTCTTTAGAATCATGTAAGAATTATAATATCTCTAATAAATAAAATTTCGGTACTGTGGTGGTATCGCTTACAGGAGCATGAGGTCCCTAAAGTCGAACAATTATCTCGTCGACAACCTCTAAATTTTCTATGGCTGTGTGATGAAATTGGTAAACATTGCGAACTTAAAATTCGTTGCCTTATGGCTTGTCGGTTCGAGTCCGACCATAGCTACCATCTTTAAAAGATTATGAATACAGAACATATTAAAAGTTTGATTGACGCCGAAGTAGAAGCGCTACTCTCTGAGATGAATGAACTTAGAGAGCGAATAGCCAAACTTGAGCATGAATCATTTCGTCGATCGCTGAATGTTCATCAACATATTGGGCAATACATAGATCACGAACAAAAAGAAAACGGACCAGTTTTATAATGAAAGGGGCTTGTAGCTCAGCGGTAAGAGCAGGGGTCTATGATTGTATAAATAGAATTATGTTCTATACAATCTATAAAACTACAAATCTAATCAATAATAAATTTTATATAGGTAAACATCAAACTGCTAATCCAAATGATTCGTATTATGGTTCCGGAAAGGCAATCAAGGAAGCTATATTAAAATATGGTAAGGAAAATTTTCAAAAAGAAATATTGTTTATTTTCCAAACAGAAGAGGAGATGAATGCAAAAGAAAGAGAATTGATTACTGAAGAATTTGTAAATTGCAAGGACACTTATAACATGGGAGTCGGCGGTGAAGGTGGATCACATTTTAAAGGCAAATCTCATTCAAATGAAACTATTTCACAAATTAAAAAAACTTTAAATTCCAGTGATAATAAACAAAAATTTATTGATGCTGGAAAACGTGGTGGTTCTTCATCAAAAGGTAGAAAACTTAGTGAAACTGCAAAGCAAAATATTTCGAAAGCAGCAAAATTAAGAAAGCCGATGAGCGAAGAAACAAAACAAAAAATTTCAAATTCTTTAAAAAATCGAAATATTTCTAAGAACTAAATTTCTATAAAGGCTCGTAGCTTAGCGGTGAAAGCGTCCGACTCATAATCGGGTGACCCTCGGTTCGAATCCGAGCGGGCCTACCATTTTTAATAAGAACCCAACCGGGCCCACCATTATAAATATCATGACATGGTTTTACGTGCACTGCTATTCATTACTAGTCTACTTGTGGCTGGATGTGCCGCATGGTTTTCAGTACTTGGCATTGCTACACTCTTTAGTGGTAGCTATGTTTCAGTGCTCATCATGGCAAGTGCACTAGAGATTGGCAAACTTGTAGCGACGACCTATTTGCATCACTATTGGGCATACACATCAGCGCTCTTAAAGGGCTATCTCGTCACTGCGACACTCGTACTCATGTGTATAACTTCACTCGGTATTTTTGGTTATCTATCGTCTGCCTATGCTGTAAACTCAATACAATTTTCTAACATCGACTCCCAGGTTGGGTCTCTTCAAGAACGTAAGAGCGGCATCGACTCTGAAGTCTCACAAATCAACTCACGAATAGAGACACTAAACGCTGCGCGGCGGTCACAAGAAGAACGCTTGCCAAAGATGTCTGCGGCAAATGCACGACCAATCTATGCCGATATTGAAAGAACAGCGGCTGAAATGCAAGCACAGCGCGAGAGAATAGTTCAACTGCAAGACAGCAAGAGAGAGCTTGACACACAAATACAAGAGCTAAAACTCAAGATGTCGGCATCAAAAGACATTGGAACGTTTAAGTTTATTGCCGATCAGTTTAATCTGCCGCTCGATACAATCGTAATGGCCTTTATATGCATAATCATTGCTGTGTTTGATCCACTTGCAATTGCACTGCTGCTGTCATACAACAGCACACTTTCCAAAACACTCATGAAAGACAAGTCAGTTGATGTTTCAAATCGCATCTATGACCTGTCTGACGGCTTATAAATTTTAGGGTAGATGGCTGAGTTGGTCTAAGGCGCTCGACTTGAAATCGAGAGAGGTTTAATCGCCTCCGTGGGTTCGAATCCTACTCTACCCGCCATTTTGGAACGTTGACTGAGTGGTCGAAAGTGTTTCCCTGCTAAGGAAATGTAGGGGCAACTCTACCGTAGGTTCAAATCCTACACGTTCCGCCAACACATATAGATACTTTTATGGGGAGTTAGCTCAGCGATAGAGCATCTCGTTTACACCGAGTCGGCCGGGGGTTTGAATCCCTCACTCCCCACCACTTCTCCCCCTGAAAAACAAAATGAACTATAATATGAAAAAACAAACACAAATCGTTAAAGTCGGACTTATTGCAGCACTTGCTGCTCTTAACTATGCCTATGCAGGCCCAATCGAAGACGCTCCTTCAGCATTCACGCCGGTGACGCTTGAAACTGGCTACTCTTCTGATAAGGTTTGGCGTGGTGCTGATCTAGGTGCAAATGAAGCAAATGCAATCGTCAAAACGACAACTGAACTTCCTGCGGACGTTTCGTTGGCACTTAGCGCTGACTATGCAAACGCTGAAACAACTGGGAAGGACGAAGCTACTGAGCTCTCTGCAATCTTTTCTAAGAGTGTTGCTGACTATCTCGTATCTTTGAGCTATACCTGGTATTCGCAAGACTATGCAGGACAGGAAGGACAATCGCAAGAAGCTGGCTTGACTGTATCACGTGCAGTTGGTCCAATCGATCTTTCGCTTACTCAGTATGTCGGACTTGTTGGTGACAATAACAGCTATAGCGAACTTGCTGCAACATACAGTGATGATTTTGGATCTTCATTGATGCTTGACTTTCGCGCTGAGCTTGGCTATCTCGCTCAAGAAGGACAGTGTACTCACTTTGAGACCACTGTGTCGACTGACATTCCAGTTGTGCAAGGCGTGACCGCTGTTCCGTTTGTCTCATACTCACTTGGTCTTGATGACTCGGTTGGTGTGCATTCAGACATGAAGAATCTTTTCTTCGGTGGAATTGAGTTTAAGAAGACATTCTAATATTATAAGAATATAAAACAAAAACGGAGCCTTCTCTATGTTGGCTCCGTTTTTTATTTGGGCAAGTGGTGTAATGGTAGCCACGCGGGTTTTAGAAGCCCGTGCAGTGATGCGTGAGGGTTCAAGTCCCTCCTTGCCCACCAACTTAATAGTTAGTCTTGCCAAAGCTGTAAAGCATTGGATTATCACTTGATCCGGTGCCGGTTGTAGTGACATCCTTTTTAGCTGGAGTAAATGCATAAATCTCACGTTGAGCACGATCTGCATCAATCCATACTTCTTTATAGTTGCTGTCGCGAATGAGCAGCATTGGCGCGCCATGAATATGAGCATAGCCAACACACTCTCCGCGAATGCTGTCAGAGCCAGAGTGAACTTCAAGATATTTTCCAAAGAGTGGAAACTTGTCTACTTGTCTGTTTACAGTATCGACAAATGAACCAAAATCGTCTTTGCTTATGAGATCTTTTCCAATGTAGATGCCTTTGCCTTTGGCACGATAGCTCGGAAAGGTTACAATGCCTTCGCTTAATTGTTCTTGAGACAACACATGTGCAGCGGCAGAAACCAATGGGTCTTCTTTGTATGATGTGAAATTATTCATAATCTATCTTATTTATACATTTTTCGAATTATGAAATTGTATAAATAGTCTTATATGCAACCCTTTGACAACTATAAAAATGACTCTCTTGTGAGTGCTGCAGCAACGATTCTGGAGGGCAAGACCTCAGACGGGTGTCTTCAAGAAGCACAGAGCGCAATTATAAAACGCCTATTAGCAGAAATTGACAATTTAAATAGAAGTCAAATGCAAGAATTTTTACTTGCATTTGCAGATCATATGGACGAGATGACAAAATATGCATCATCACGTGATCACAAAGGCAATCCAAGAGGCGTCATTAAAAAAATAAGTGATCACCTCTATGACGCAGCAAGAGCAGCAAGCGGATTAAAGACCGGTGAAAAGTATGGTTATAATGAAGGTGTTGAAGATAAAGGTGAGACACTACAGGAATATTACACCGCTAAATTTCCACTTGCTAAAAAGGCAATGGGAGCAGTGCGCAATCTGGATGAAGATGAAATGGAAGATTTCTTATTTGCGCTTGATGGATATTTTGACGGAGGAGAAAGTTCTGGTTATAAAGAATCAAGCAACATCTCTGCATTAATCTACAAGGCAGCACAAATTTGGAAAAATAGAAACGAAAGATATGCATAAAAACCCGCTTATAGAAGCAGCAACAAGAATCCTTCAAGGCAAGCCCGAAGACTTACAAGAGTCTTTTATGCGTTTGCCTGGACATGTCATCAACAATGAATTATACACGCTAGGCAAATCATTTCAACAATTTGTTGATTCAATAAAACGTGGCGATGACTTTGATCCAAAGAAGATCAACTCACTTATAACTGCATTAAATTCCATAAAGTCTTCTGCAAAAACTTTTAAAGATGGAGAAAGTGTTCCTGTTTCATATCAGTATGGAAACGTAAAGGAAGCTGCCGAACAAGACGCAGGCGAGTATGACGCTGAAGGCAGCATGGCAAAGACCGCACTTCGCACAATCATTCGCAACGCAAAAGGATTGCATGACATGCTAAGCGACGACGAAAATTTACCAGAGCACGTTCAAGCAAATCTTGTAAAGGCAGAAGAATATGTTGTCAGTGCTCGTGACTATATTGAGAGCACAAAGGAAGCAGAATAAATAAGACATATGAATAATTTTCATTACAACCAAGACCCGTTGTATGCCGCTGCAGCAAAGATACTCGGCAGAGAATCATTAACAGAAGATGCATCGCATGCGTCTGCCCTTAAAGAACTTAAAGCTTCTAAGGGTGCTGCAATGATAAAGTCAAAAAACAATCATGTATTTGGTAAAAATGGTGGATTTTCTGCAGCTCAAGAAGACGCTGACACAATTGCTATTATGATTTTCAAGCAGTCGAACAAAGGGTGGATTACCAAGACCACATTCTATACAATCGAAAAAGAAGATGGCGAAAGTTATTTTAATGTCTATAGTCAAGACGTAACACACATCGCAAATCCAAAGACGTCTGCTGAAAAGGTCTATGAGATTGCAAAGCAACACAGCGACAGCAAATACTATTTCAAAACCTTCGATCAAAAATTAGAAATTAACGAACTAAACTAAATATAAATAAATTAACACATGAATAACTTCCACTATCACCAAGACCCGATGTATGCTGCAGCTACAGCAATTCTAACTGGCAAAACTCAACTGCAAGAGTCTGATACTCTTGACGAAGCAATTGATTGGAACCTTATCCAATCAATGTATGTAAAAGACATTATTGATATTGTAGCAGCATTAGTAATTGGAGGAGGAATTGGTGTAGCTGCTATATTTGGTGGCGCAATAAAAAGATATCTTTCAGATAAAGCAGACGAAAGAGACGCAAAGGAGTCTGCACAATTCTTAAAGAGCACACTTGATAAAATCTTAAAGGACAGCAAATCAAAAGAGCTTATTTCACAAATTAAATCTTTTCCTTATTCATCAAAATCTACAGAAGAAGCTAAAAAGAATAACGAAGAGCGTAAAAAGCTAGTTAGAGCTTATAGTGCACGTCTCAAAACATTATTAAGCGATGATGAGTATGCATTGATAAATGACATCTATAACAATACCATTCGTGAAAGCGCTGATACTCTTGAAGAAGGAGTCGAAGACGTCAAGTCAATCGTCGACACCCTAAAGGTTGGCGACACTACAAACTTTGGCAAGGTGTTAGAAATTGGGACTAACAGCATTACATTCAAGGCAAAAGATCTTCCAAAGACAACAATTGCGTTTAATCAACGCAAGATGGGCAGCTCAGAATTTTTACTTCTTAAAACAATCAAACTAAAGGAAGAGACTGAACTTGAAGAAAAGGACGTTGCTGAAGCATACAAGCCATTACGCAAGCCAGCCGACCTCATCGACGAATTACAAAGCATAGTCGACGCCCCAGATTCAAAACTTTGGGACGTCACAAGTGTGTCTATTCGTTTAAGTCATGAAGACATCTTTGATCGTTTTCCAAAGATTTATGACTATGTTGAAGATATGTGGTTTGAAATTATGCAACCAAATGGTGCTAAAAAGACAAAAGAAATTGCTAAAAAAGCAATTGAAGCAGTGCGCAAGTATTATCCAGACCTCAACAAATCTCAGAAAAGCAATCCAGTCTATAAAGAAGAAGAGAGCATTGAAGAAAAAACAATTGATGAAGCAATCAACTGGCTTGGTGACTATCTCCCAACTTCAGAAAAGAGTCAGTTTGGCGGATATCGTCCGACAATTATTGATAAGAAAACTAAAAGAGTTATATACCAAAGTGCGGTTAGATACAATGCACCTCAAGAGGCAAAGGATCACGCTGAAGAATATCTCAAGCAAAAGTCAAAGGGCATCAAAGAGCCAAAACTTCCTCATGTCGGCACATACAAAGAAGAGTCTGATTGCCCCGATGAAAAGATGGATGAAGCAGCAGATGCGGCACTCAAGCGCCGCAAGCAAGTTGACATGGCCCGAGTAAATGCTGGAACTATGAGTCGCGATGACTATAATAAAAAGTATAAACTTGGTAAATATCGTCCAGCCGGCAGCAAATTGTCTGGTCCAGGTGGAGTCTATAAAAATCTTGTTAAGGAGGAAGAGACACTCGAAGAAGCTGTTCCAACACCAGCTGTACAAAAGCTTATAACATCAATTGATATGCTAAGCCCTAAAGACTATCTAGTTTTCTTACAGGCACTCGCAGACAACGCGCAAGGCATCGCTAATATGTCACAAGCAGGAAAAGATGGAAAGTCAAATGCAAATGCATGGAAAACTGTAGCAGATCATATTTCTACAGCAGCTGATGCCTATGCAAAGCGTCCAGTTCGCCTGGAAAACATAGAAGTAGAAGGCGAGTCTCTCGAAGAAGCCGCTAAAATTACTCCAGTAAAAGGAAAATATATCTTCTTTATTCAAGACCGCGAACTCTATCAACTCGACCCATATAAACTGCTTGCAAAGACTGATTTTGATCGAATCTCTAGCAGCAAACTTATGTCACACATGAAATTAGGCAGCGAGTGGAAAGCAGTATCAGTTGCATGGGGAACAGATCTTCTTGAGATTGGTGCACTCGAATCTCCAAAAGATATATCTGATGCAGAGCAATGGTATGTTGTGCCCCATCTATACGACAAAGTCACACATCTTGCATTGATACACTAATACTAATTAAAAAATAATATAGAAAAGCCACTCGGGTCACTCTGAGTGGCTTTTCTCGTATATATAACTCTATAGAGGACGCGGTTGTCTTCTATACTTAACACACACAAACACACACAATAAAATGAATAAAAACGCATACGAAATACGACTAGAGGTATTGCAACTCGCTCATGGCGATATTATGACGCAATATCATGAGGCATTAAATTGTCAAAAAGAGACGATTTATCAGGACGGACAGGAAACATCAGACTTGTCTACTGTAGATGTCACACTACCAGCTGTATCTAAGGTTATCGAAAGAGCAGAAGAACTCTATGCATTTGTGCACGGAGCATAAAGGTTAATAGCGAGTAGCCAGTGTTGTATTGCGCTGGCTACTTTTATATTTACAAATTAAAAAAGATTGTTATAATAACAACATGAAAATCAAGGATAAAAATGGTGCTCAGTTTGAACTCGATGATTGCACAATTCTTCAAATTACTCTTAATAAACTGCGAGAAGTATATGACTGGCAATCAAACTACTATATTGACACTGCAAACAATAAAGTATTAAAGACAGAAACATACCACACAACTCATAGTTGGGACACTACGAGTGAAGTGCGTGATGCGACAGTTGATGATTATCGCTTTTCTGCAGTGCTTGCTAAATTAGTTTGTGGGAGATAGCTTATGTTTTGTAATTGGCACTCGATAGAGCCAGTGTACTGAGTCACTAAATCCTGAGCCCCAATGATGCACACTAAACTGATGTATATGTCGTGCTCGTGATAGGATAAAAAAATCTACTAGTGTGTCAAGCGCAGAATCATTTTCAAGTGCCATATGACTTGGAACCGTAGAAGTGCATCTCAAACCATATTTTTCTGCTAAGATGCGCTTACATTCAGCCGAGTCTGACATTATTATGCATGGACGTGTAGTAGAATCTTGTATAGTTTTTACAACAGATAACCTATCAATAAGTTGTTCCATTGTATAGTCAACAGTGTCTCCTATTTGAGTGCCAAATGAAAGTATGTCACCGACGCGAACATGAATAACTTCATAATCTGTCAACGAATCTAATGCAGCAACTATTGCGCGTTCACACTCTTCAGTTGGTTGCAAATATTTTCTAACAGACTCTACTATTCGCCTTGGTAGTTTAAATACTGGCCATACATTTGTGTAAATATGTAAATTATCCCGCCGTAAATTTTTTAGATTTATTTGATTTTTAAGATTGGTTTGTAGTGCCCGTAGAGTGGCATTTTGAATGTCTTGTAAATCTAAAATTTTATTTGTATTTGGAGGTGTAACCGAACATTGATTTTGTAAATATTGACCAATTGGGTGCTGCCTAAAATCAATTTCAAATGGTATACTATATTCCACGCATAGTTGATTTGCCGCGATTGACCCTCGTATAAAATCACCCAATCCCATCCCCCTTTCTTTTGCAAAGTATGTGTGTATGAGCATGTTATTATTTATTATAAATAAAATATATGAAAATAACGCGTGAAAACATTGCGATTTTAGAGAATGATACTCATATATCACGTTGGGTTGAAGAAAGTGGCCGCCTCGATCATGATCGCTACGCGTTGCCAATCATTTTAGAATATATACAACCTGGTTATACAGTTGTTGATGCTGGTGCATTTATAGGCGACCACACACTTGCATATTGTGATGCAGTTGGTAAAAATGGAGACGTTTATGCATTTGAACCAAATCCTGCAGCCTTTGAATGTTTACAATATAATTGCGGTTCAGCAAATTTATTTAATTGTGGACTATCAAACTGTGACGAAGAAGTAAACTATTCAGTAGATAATAATGCTGGAGCTGGCCGAATATCACAACAGTCTGGTGATGGTTCATTTTGCATAAAAACTATAACACTAGACTCACTAAACCTGTCTGCTCTTGATTTTTTTAAGCTTGATATTGAGGGTTATGAACTCAATGCTTTAGAAGGAGCAAAAGAAACAATTTCAAAATATCGTCCAGTTTTTTGGATTGAAATTAATGTCGGTGCCCTTGCGCAAAATGGCAAAACTGCGCATGATATTGAAAACTTTCTGTCTCAATTTGGTTATGACATAATACCATTCCCTGAAGTTGGTGAACAATATGACATACTTTGCATACCGCAATGAAAACTGATATACTCATACGTTCGTATCGCAATGACTTTAAATGGTTGTGGCATTCTTTAAAAAGTATACATAAATATGGTAAAGAGTTTGAAACTCTTCATCTTGTAGTCCCAGAATCTGATGTTCAACTGCTCGCTCACCTTACAGCAGAGAATGTACATGGCACAGTTGATCAATGTGATGGCTATCTTGCGCAACAGATTACTAAATTACATGCAGACACGTGGTGTTTATCTGACTATATTCTTCATGTTGATAGTGACTGTATTTTTTATAAAGATTTTTCACCAACTTGTTTTTTTAAAGATAACAAACCTATTATGCTTCGCGAAGAATGTTCTAATAGTCCATGGAATGCGATCTCTGAAAAGACTCTTGGTTGGTATGATAGTTATGAATATATGAGAAGACATCCAATTATATATCCACGATGGATATATAACGAGTTTAGAGCATGGATAATGAAAAAACATAGTTGCAGCCTTGAACAATGGATATGCCAACAACAGCGTAATGAATTTAGTGAGTTTAATACTCTTGGTCAATGGGCGCATAAAGTTTATCCTGAAGCATTTTCATGGTGTCACCCAAGCGAAGTTCCAGAATATTGTAAGCAATATTGGTCATGGGGAGGATTGCAAGATGATATAATCAAAGACATTGAAACATTACTGGCATGAAAGTTTTGCTTTTAACAGTTTGTTCGGCTCGTCATCAAAACTTTACTGAAAAGCTTTATAATGAAATTTTGTTACATTGCAAACATGAATGTAAGATTGCATATCTTGATAATAGTTGCGAAGGAGACTTTCAAAGTGAGGCATTTTTTAATGCATGTTATAATAAAACACACCATATTATCACTGAACTTGAGGCTTTGCAATATGGTGATGCACTCATATATCTAGATAGTGATATATGCGTAAGAGGCAACATAGTAACTACAATGTTAGAAGAACTTGGAGACTCTCATATTGCATTTCAACAAGATAGCAAAAACGCATTATGTGCCGGACTTTTTGTATGTCGGGTATGTCCTGAAACTATTAACTTTTTTAATAATGTAAAAGAAGCTCTCATTTGTAATAAAGAATATTATGCAGCAAAGGAATGTGACCAAACTGTAATAAATGAGATGTTACCGCATTCAGGTTTAAAATATATTCCACTTAGTCTCAAATTTACGACATATGGCAATCTAGAACTCGGCCTTTGGAGTCCAGATTCTCCGCATTTTGTTTTAGATAGTGATGCCTTAGCATTTCATGCAAATTTTACAGTAGGGTTGCATAATAAAACACAATTGTTGAATTTAGTACGATCACAATAGTTGTGTACAAATAAGTAGATTTGGTGTATAATACATCATGATGCCAAGATTGAGACTTGTTCGTATTAGTGAATTTAATACACTTGGTCAATTGGCACGTAAATTTCATGCAAGATGCGTTTACTTGGATGTATCCTAGTGATGTACCAACTGTTTGTAAACAATATTGGTCATGGGGAGGTCTAGATGATAATATACATAATGAGATAAATAAAATAATAACTTAAACGGGTGTGACATGGTTTCGACATGACATTTGAAGCAATATATGCAATGCACAGTCTGCACGACTCTAAGTGCAAGAGAAAAACGAAAAAGATACACTAGCTCTCGCGGCATAACCGCACCAACGCATCAACTCCGATAACATGCGTTGGTACAGAGTAGGGTCGGATAGTTGTATATCGAAAATATAATAGACTCATCGATTCGAATATTGATGCGGGATTGCTCGACAACAATCTAGGTTGTGATTGTCCTAACATCAATCAATAAATTGTAGAAGTATATTGCCGAGAAGTCATGGACTGGAGTTCGATCCTCCACACATCCACCATTTTTTTGTTTACAAATTGACGCTTTTAGGGTATAATACATCATGACACCACGACTGGGACTAGTTTGCATAAGTGAAAGACTGACATACCAAAAGATCTCAGCAAAGACGATGACTCGCAAGCAGTTTGTAACTCTTGGTCGTGAGCGTGGGTTGCAAGTACTATCCGAGCGTATACTTCATAATTCGCAGCACATCTTGCGTACACTCCAGGCATGCATCGACTCAGGTGCTCGTCACTATCGTGTGTCGAGTTCAATTTTCCCGTTGCTTACTGATCATACGCTCGAGTTGCGCTACGACGACCTGCATGGGTTTGATGATATCGCAAGCAACCTTGCGAAGGCTGGTGAATTTGCTCGGCAGCATGACATCACATGCAGCTCACATCCCGATCAGTTTAATGTCCTATCAAGTTATAACCCTGATGTTGTAGACAAGACTATTCGCGAACTTGACCATCAGTCATATGTGCTTGATATGATGGGATGTAAAGCAAACTATAGTTCTCCAATGTGTCTGCATCTCAACAAGAGCCCTGACTTTAAGCGTGAAACTATTGGCGAGTATGTGTCTCGCTTTTGTGCAAATCTCGCCCGTTGTAGTCGTGGCGTTCGTCATCGACTTGTGTTAGAAAACGAAGACAAGGCATACTGGAATTGCGAGAATCTCTACACACATTTTGCAGGGCATCTTCCACTCGTCTATGACAATCTTCATGACACGTGCAACCCGTCATGCGACTCGTCTCAAAGCATCTCTCGATTTCGCCAAAGTTGGGGAAAATATACTCCTGTGTTTCATTGGAGCGAAGGTATTGGCAGCACTCGTAGTCATACTGACTATGCAACCCATCTCCCACATGTAGTCTCTGCAAATCGTGACGTCACCTGGGAAGTCGAACTCAAGGCAAAAGACAATGCAATTGCTCATATTCTGAGCACCTTTTTTGCCTCCTAAAGGTCTGTTTCTCTATACGGGGCTTAACTTTGGGGACTTTTTTCACTTTTATGAAAAAAGTTGTGTACTTTTGCCGCGGTTTATGCTATAATAACCATGTAAGCAACAATTCGATACCAGAATGACCAACGACGACAAACATTACGGAACAGTAGAGATCAAGATGTCAAATGGTGAGTATTTCACCACCGAAGTAGTAAAAGAAGGAGATAAGTTTATCACTGGAACGTTTACCAATACTAGACTTCTTCGCGACAAATGGGAAATAAGCATTGAGGAATACTACTCTCATCAAGAAGCTCTACAGGAACTTTATGAAATTCTTGAAGAGTATGCAAACTCGCCAGAAGCGCTGCTTCAATATGCCTAATAATAACCACGTAAGCAACAATATGATTGATATTAATACAGTACAAGGATTTTGGTATGATGGCAATACTCCAATTGCTAATCTCACGGATGGCAGAGAGGTGGTATTGAGTGAAGAAGATGCTCAGTTCATTTTGGATTGGAGTGCGTCAATAGCTAATAGAGTAGAGTAAATAATAATTATGAACAAGCCAATCTTTGTAGTAGGAGACATTCATGGCAAGTGGGATGCGCTTTTTCTTAAGATAAAAGCTGGCGATATTCGTGATTTTGTCTTGATCGGTGTTGGTGACCTTGGAGTCGGTTTTAAACTCGAGAAGCAACAGGATCGTCAGTTTGAATATATCAACACCTTTTTCAAAAGTCGAAACATCGATTTTTTAGGCATTCGCGGCAATCATGATGACCCAGCATATTTTGATGGAAAGATAAGCATGAGTAATTTCAAGTTGCTTCCAGATTATACATCAATGACTCTAGATGATAAAGAATTTTTGTTTGTTGGTGGCGCTGTCAGTGTCGATCGACGTATGAGAGCACAGGGCATTTCATACTGGGCAGATGAAAAGTTTGTCTTGGATGTTTCTAAGATAAAGCGATGTGATGTACTCATTACGCACAGTGCTCCAACATGGAATGGACCGTGTGATAAGTCTGGAATCTCAGGTTGGTGTGATCGTGACTCTACTCTTTGGGATGAGTGTGTACAAGAACGCAAAGATCATGATATACTTTTAAAACTTTGTGGTGCGAGTCGCCATTACGCTGGTCATTTTCATACCTCTTCTTCAGTTGACTTTGATGGATGTGTGAGTACAATATTAGACGAACTAGAAATCGGAGAAATAAGATGAATAAACAACTGACTATTGAAGAACTAAATAAAATTTTAGATTCATATATTGCATTGAAGCGCGTGATCGACTCTGCAGTCGAAGTCGGGTGTTTAGACCCAGATGGTCCAATCTACAATACAGTTTGGAAAGCATTTGAAGATACAGTAGATATTATTGATCCATATAGTTGGATTATGTGGTACATCTATGACAATGATATGGGAGAAAAAGGTATGCTAGTAAAAATTGCCGATGAACAATTTTATATTGAAAATAGAAGAGATTTATTGAAGGTGATGAATTCTTAAATTATGAATATTGTTATTGTAATTTTATTGGTCATTCATACTGCTTTGTGTATGATTGCTGGTTTTTGGATGGGTGTTAATAAAACACATCGTGAAGCATATGAAAATGGTCATATGACTATTGAGCGTGTAGGTGATAAAAGAAATTATCGCTGGATCGAGACTCATAAAATAGGATATGACTATGAATGATTTAACCATAGTACTCTATTGTATTCTCATGACTTCACTTGCAATTGGCACACTTATAATTTTTGAAAAATACGACAAATGAAAACTGCATATCAATATAAAGACATATGTTTGCTGCCTCGCTATAGTAGCCTAAAGACTCGTCAAAGAGCTGAAGTTTCTACAGTATTTTTAGGATCACAATTTAAATTGCCAGTTGTGCCTTCGAATATGGTATGTGTCATAAACGAATCACATGCAAAATGGCTGAGTGAGCATGGCTATTTCTATGTCATGCATCGTTTCGGTGTCGATAACCTTGAATTTGTTCGCGCTGCCCAAGGTTGGAAAACAGTCAGCATCAGCGTAGGTGTGCAAGAAGTTGACAAATATCTACTTGAGCAGATCGCAGCAGAAGATTTAAAGTTAGACTATGTCACAATCGACATTGCTCATGGTGATAGCATTCTTATGAAAGAGATGTTGAGTCATATTTCTTCGCTGTCTCTTGATACAAAAATTATTGCCGGCAATGTCTGCACTCCCGAAGGCTATCGCAGGCTTGTTGAATGGGGGGCAGATGCTGTAAAAGTTGGTATTGGCGGTGGAGGTGTGTGCAGCACAAAAAACAAAACTGGCTTTACTTTTCCAATGTATAGTTGTATCACACTCATTGATCGTGTGCGAGAACTCGATGATCCACCAATAATTGCAGATGGCGGAGTTCGTGAGCATGCCGACATTGTAAAATCAATTCACGCCGGAGCAGAGATGGTTATGGTTGGTGGTCTATTTAGTCGATGTATTGATTCACCGGCTGAAATGATTGACGGTCAAAAAGTTTATTTTGGAAGTGCTTCTCAATACAACAAGGGTGAATATCGAAACGTTGAAGGAGTTAAGCGTGCACTAGATCTTGACACAATGACCTATGCAGAAAAATTGCTCGAGATAGAACAGGACCTTCAAAGTGCGGTTTCTTACTCCGGTGGAAGAAACTTACTTGATATCCCGAGCGTAGAATCAATGCTCGTTACAAGTTGGGAGGCATAAATTTGAAGGAGACCTTTATTAGATGAAAAATGAAAAATGTTGGGAATGCAATGGCACACTGCAGCGGGTGTTCGTCACCGAAACTTATGATGAACATGTTCTTGGTAGCATTACCATTAAAGACATTCCTATTCTTCGTTGCTGTTCATGCGGTGCCGAAGTAATCGGTGCAGATGGCAGCGCGTATATCGATGACACCATCGAAAGAGAATACAAGAAGCGAGGACTGCAACGTCAATACAGAACGTGGACCGAAACTGTAGTAGAATAAACTTATGAAAGAACTATATAGAATAGTAGAACGTATAGACGTTCCAACTGCTAGAACATACTATGCAATTCAAGAGAAGTTTCTTTGGTTTTGGATCACAGATTTTAGTTATGGAATTTGGGCAACAGCAGAAGCCGCAGAAGATATGGTTATAAAACTGATGAAAAACCCAAACAGAATAGTAAAAACATTTTCTTATGAGTGAAGATATAAAATACGAAGTGCTTTGGCTAAACAAAAATAAAGTGTTTAAAAATGCAATCTTTTTTGATCAGGACATTGCTTTAGATTTTTACGTTGAGAAACTAAAAATGGGAACAAAACCACAGATTAAACAGCATGTAACCGTTACAACGATACTACAATGCGCAGTCAATAAAATAGATCATGAGTAATACACCGGACACAGATGCAAATCAAATCTTTCTAGGATTCAATCCAGATGAAGGTGACTATTTTGTGCCAGCAACAGTTGCTCGTAAGCTAGAACAGCAACGCGATGAAGCAGTCAACAACTATGAAACTGCTGTGCTACGAGAGCATCGTATGCAGGAGCAACTTGATACGCTTAAAGAATCAATTCTGGATTTGTCTCATCCCAATATGCAATTGCTGTTAGAAGAACGCAATGAGGTATGCAATCAACGGGATGCAGCATTTGAACGTTATAATGAAGCAGTTAAACTTTACAATGCCGCAGTAATTGGCGCGAAGTTGATTGATAAGGATCTAAAGAAAGCAAAGAAAGATCTAAAGAAAGCAGAGAGTGAACGTGATAAGCTGGCGAAGGGTTTGAAAGACCTTATCAATTATGCAAACAGTTTCAAACCGTTCTTTAATCGCTATCAGAAAAGGCAAACTGCCGATACAAAAGGAGGCGATCATGAGTGAAACACTAGAAACAGACGCCCTATGGGATGCGCAAATTATGTCAGACACCCCATATCATGAAGCATGGGAAGAGATGTCAGAACATGCATGCAAACTAGAACGCGAGCGCGACAATGCAATCGCAGAAGCGACCAATGCAGTCAATGATATTATCAGTGTGCGATGGAAACTAAAGCAAGCAAAAGAAACTACTGAGCGCTATCGACTTGATGCTAATCGTCTTGAAGCAGAGGTTATGATACTAAAGGAAAAACTCAAAGAGTATGATGATACATTAACCGTTTGCACCGATAACTTTTCATGCAAGACATTTGTGCCGCAAAAGTGGGAACTGCCGCCCTATCAATGAGCTAAGCAGTGACCTTAACTGTTTACTGCATAACAAACTTTCACTGCACAGTAAAAACGATCAACCCTAGTAAAAATCATGAGCAGCTCAGCAAAAAGTAAAGGTAGCGTGCCAACCGTTCAATGGTGGAAACATCTTCGAAAATATTGGAAGCGCGTTTAAAACAAGCGTGTACGCGCTGATGGGAAAAAACAAACACAAGAATAAACTTATGCCAAAATACAGAATCGTAAGAGACTATCGCGACAGAAACACAAAACTGTCACATGAAAAATACTATATTCAACGCAAGTCGTTATGGATGTGGAATGACATTGACCCATTTGACGTCGACTCGAGTTTTTACAGAAGCGGTAAAAGATGGGACACGTTTGAAGAGGCACTCGAGGTATACACGAAGATCGAAGAGATTGAGGCTCTCAAGTGTCGCGGATTAGAGGTTGTGTGGCCAAAACCACGCCCAGAATGGCCTTGCTGAGGTCATTTTCTCTATACGGGGACACCGTCCGGGACCTTTTTTCACTTTTATGAAAAAAGTTGTGTACTTTTGTCGCGGTTTATGCTATAATAACCATGTAAGCAACAATTCGATACCAAATGAAACTGATTAAAACAGCACCGCAACAAGAAGCAACCTACAAGGTAGGAGACGAAATCGTCCTCCAATATTCGATGTTCGACGGTCGTACCTCTGAATGCAAGCGCAAATCCATGACAGTCACCAAAGTCAACAAAATCACCCTCATCGCTGAAGACAAATTTGGCAACTGGCTCAGACTTGACCCTCGCGAAGACGAAATCACCACTCGTGCTCAACTCATCAAAGAGTTGAACGACTCGATCGACTAAGAAACTAACCACGTAAGCAACAAACCACACCACCTATGAAAACAGCATCGCTCAGCGTACAAGACATCAATACAGCCATCATCTCTGGAGGCTTTGCAAATGATGATCTCAATAGCATAATCCAAGCCATCACCTTTGCCCGCACTCGCCTTGCTCAAAAGACCAAAGCTTCTCTTCATATCGGCGACAATGTTCAATTTACAAACCCACGAAGTGGAGGTGCGACCACTGGACATGTTGTCAAGATTGCCGTTAAGTTTGTCACGGTTCAAACTAGTGGCGGTCGATGGAAAGTTCCGGCGAGCATGTTGTCTAAAATCGATGCAGTTCTTAAATAAATCTAACCATTACACTCGATAAATCTATGAAAGAAGACAAACAAAAGCTGTTTGAAGAGAGCTTCAAGCTCTTCGAAAAATGTTGTGATATTGTTGATAAGGTCCTGGAAGAGAGACGCGCAGGTGCTTATGATGAGCAAATGAAAATAGTTCGTAAGGAACTCCGATAGTATGAGCAGTTCAGCAAAGAGTAAAGGCGGTGTCAAGACCGTTCAATGGTGGAAGCATCTACGCAAGTACTGGAGCCGTGTGCAAAATAAGCGTGTACGTAAGGATGGTAAGAAGGAAATACGGAAGGAACTCTGATACAATAAGGTATGACCAACGAATACATCACAGCTACACTGAATATCACAATTGAAGGCGGCGACCGCTTCACTACTGGCTTTAATGTTCTTTTAGTAATGCTGATAGATAGATCAATCCAAGAGATTGTAGATGATTACTATGTTGGATCTGACTATACGTTCCATAATGAGATTTCACGAAAGATTGTGAAGGTGGAAATCCTAGAGATTAAGAAATAAGAAACTCAAATATGATTAGTGTACTAGCAAATCTTTTAAGAGAATGGGACGGCTCTTATAAGCCAGAAAAAATTTGTATCTATAAAGAAGGCAAAGAGATGGTTTTTGATGCAGAAGAATGGAATCACCTGTGTGATGTGTTAGCAGGAAAATACAACAAAGCGGCATCATCAATCCCAGAAGGTTGTTATACACCCGACTCTATATCAGTATGGAGCAAAGAATGGGTTGGAGGACAACTAACGTAAAATTACTATAAAAAATCTATAAATGACTATAGAACCACGATAAATACAAAATATATGATGACAACAATAACTACAATATTAGCATATACCCTTAGTCTTGGCGCGATTTGCAGCCTGTTTTACGTTGCATGCCGACTCTTCTCTGAGTATATTGCGATGCGTAAACTGAAGCCGCTTAAAATGCCAACACCAGTAGAAGTGCCCGTTGTAAAAAACCAAACTGCACCAAAAAAGAAAGCGGTATATAAAAATCCTGCAAAAAAACAGCCAACTATAAAGCAAGCTGCTGCAGATGCTGCTAAAAAAGCAGCGACAAAAAAGCAACCAGTCAAGGGAGCAAATAAAAAGACAGCAATTCGTAAGAAACCGCAAACCAAGGTTTGATATGTCAGACGAAGTATTTGATTTTGGGTTTACTGCTGTTGCAGAAGATGAACTAGAGGTAGTTCGTGCAGCAAATGCAAAGGAAGATGAAGTGATTGAACTTCAGACTCGTCTTGATTCACTCTATAAATCTATCTTGCCTCTTGTCTCAAATCTAAAGAAAAACCCAGAAAAGGATTATATTTACTGGCCAAATCGGCTAGACAAGGTAAAAGCTTTTGAGGGCATCATCTCTAAAATATACAATGGGGCATGAAAGAGGGGACTCGAGAAGACACTATCGTAATAATTATGAAGTGGTCTGATGGGTCAAGCGCATGCTTTTTTCAAAGTGACAACGCGGCAATAAAAGAATATATAAAACAAAAGACTCTGAAAAATTCAGGGTTGCATCTAAAATATACAGTAAAAAAATATCTAAAAAGCGAATATGATAAACTAAACGGGTTTTAAACACCTGTTTAAGCATACATAAAATCAGAGAGGCATATCATTTTTTGATATGCCTTTTTGTATAAATACAACTAGTGAATGACTCTATATTATGCCTAATAACAAATACTAAAGCATATGGAACTACTCATAAACTTCGTACAGACACAAAGCTGGTTTGGAATCGCAACCGCTGTTATTGCTCTTGCTAGTGCAATCGCTGCAGCAACTCCAACGCCTGCTCCTGGAACAGCCATTGCAAAGCTCTATGCAGTCATTGACTTTCTTGCATTAAACTTTGGCAAGGCTAAAGATAAAGGTGAATAAATGAACACACTGCTCATTGCCATTGCCGCTGCATGCAATGCCTATGCATCATGGGTGGCATGGCAACGAGAGTCTGAAATAGATCGAATCGAAGATGAAATTGATAAGCTTGCTGCCACTGGTGATCCTGCTGCAAAGTTGCGGATTGAACGACTCGCAACGAGAAAAAAACGAAAGCTTGAACGCCTCGGCGCTCTATGATCCGGTGACAGTTACCCTCATTGAAGGAAAACAATACACCTTTGCTGAAGGAACACTCATTGGGCGTGGTCAAAAATTTCATAGCGACTATAGCTATCGCAGAGCAATAATTATAGGAAATTCTAATAAATAAAAGTTATGTCATACGCAAACGTTGGTAAAGTTTGGACAGTAGAGTCATTTAAAGAATATCTAAGCACGCTTAAAAAGCCTGCATATGTAAAGAGCGTTACTATACACCACACAGGTGCACCTTCATTGGCGCAGCGCAAGAGTGGTCTGCTCGCTCAACATATCTTAAACATAAAGGCATATTACCAATCACTCGGTTGGAATCGTGGACCGCATCTTTTTGTTGACGAGGATCAAATCTTTGGCATGACCCCACTGAATGTTCCTGGCATACATGCAGTTTCATTTAATCGTAACTCTATAGGCATCGAAATACTTGGAGACTATGACAGTGAAGATCCACTAACTGGTCGTGGATTAGCATGCATAAAAAATACAGCTGCAATTACAAAGGCGCTCTTCAATTGGCTAGACATGCCAGTTAATGAAAACACATTAAAGTTTCATCGCGATGACCCAAAGACAAGTAAAACCTGTCCTGGCAAAAAGGTTAAAAAGGATTGGTTCATCTCACTTGTACAAGGTAGTGAAGTTAAAACAGTTACTCCTGCTCCAATATTTGCTATAGCTGGAACAGAAGTACCACTCATTGACTATGTGGTGCAGCACAAAGGCTATGATGCTAAAACAGCAACAAAGTTATTAAAGGTTAAAAATGGAATGACAACCTTTAATGGAACATGGATCGAAAGCGCACGTTATGACTCACAACGCGCAACCACACTTGCACTCAGCAGCGAATTAGACACAGACGTACCTAAAAAATCTTAATTTTAATGGAGTGATGTATTATACCATGGTAACACCAACAATAACAACACACAAATAAAATTATGGCCACTGCCAAACGAGAAAAAAAGAAAAAAGCTACTGCTTCAAAACCTGATCTTTTCGCCGAGGACTCAACTAACATTGAGTCCTCGATTGCTTTAAATTTCTGCTTTAATTTTAAAGTCAAAAAGCCGTTTCACTTTAATGAGGCGCACAAGGCATTTTATGACTGTATAAAGGCAGACGATACAAATATGGCATTTGTTGACGGTCCTGCAGGAAGCGCTAAAAGTTATATTGCTGTACTTGCCGCCTTGGAACTCTTTAAGGACAAAAAGATTAAGCATATAAACTATATACGCAGCGTAATTGAAAGCGCGTCTCGTAGCATTGGTGCATTGCCTGGTGAGGTTGACGATAAGTTTTTACCATATGCAATGCCATGTCTAGAAAAAATACGCGAGATTACAGACGAGAGTACTTGTCTGCAACTTCGCAATGCAAATGTTGTGAGTGCCACTCCAGTAAATTTTGTACGCGGCCTTACATTCAATGATAGTGTTGTGATTGTCGACGAGGCACAAAACCTAACACGTTCAGAGCTTGTAACGATACTTACCCGTTTTGGTAAAAATACAAAATATGTAATCTGCGGAGATCTTAAGCAGTCAGATATTGGTAAACTTTCAGGCTATCCAGATGTTTATTCTCGATTTAACAATACATCTGCTGTAGAAAATAACATACACACCTTTAAGTTTGGAGATAGTGAAATTGTACGCAGCAAGATATTACGCTATATTGTACAGGTGCTTGAAGCATAAAAAAATAAACTTTTTTCACTTTTTTGGGGGTTTTCTATGGTTTTCTATATAGATAAATCTATGGTACATAGAAAACCCCAAAAAAGACAAGCATAAATAAGGACCTATCCAAACTATGCCCGAAGGTTCCGGAACGGATAAATAGTGTTGAGTTAATGCCAGATTAGACATTTTTCTTATTTTGTCGAGAATTTTATGCACTTTTGTGAAAAAGGTTGTGTACAAATCGTGAGTTTTGTGGTATAATAGTCATGTAAGCAACAATATGACACACCTCGAAACACTAAAGACTGACCTTGAGCTTCACCTCAAAAGTCGTGAAGCCCTGGTAGACGGTTCTGGCGGGTTTTTTATTAAACGAGCCGGTTATAATGTCGGTGCCGTTATTCATAGCTATGACGGCATCATACGGTCCTTGGAGGAAGAGATTGCCAGCATTGAGGCTAAAAAACGTAATAAGAAAACACCTGCATGAAAACACTACTAGAACGTATAGAAAATATGTCAAACAGCAATCATCGTAAATTGCTCTATATTGGTGCATTATTTGCACTCATTGGGGGCTCCCCTATTTTTGCCGCAATGCTGTGCTTGGTTGCATTTACACTTGAAGACTAATCTATGAAAAATACACTACAGAAACTAATCGCTCAGTTTAATGCTGATATTGCCTCTAATCTACAGGATATTGCTGAGATTTTGCCCGATGGCCGCTATGCCGAAGCACTTGACCTTCAAACTGAAAACCTCACGCTCGAGAGAGTAGTTGATGTTTTAGAAAATGAGTTGAAGGAATTGGCTAGTGCTCAGTCTTAAGTCATATGAAAGTTATATCTAAGCCGCTGGCGTTTGCATTCATAGTTGCTTTTTTTGCAATTGTAGCATTTGGAATATATCTACAAGTGCTGTGGACGGATTGGGCAATTACTAAAATTTTTAATAAAGATTTTCATAATCTAAAAATTTTTGCAGCATTATGCATAGTCGAAATGTTGTCGCCTAAAGCTTTACAGGGCATTACTATGATCATTTTGATTCTTATGACACTGTATATCTTTTTGACTGCATGAATGACAAATCAAATTTTATTGCTCACCTTCGCGGTCATGATGTCTATTATGTCAATGGCTGTTTTACATTGGATCCACTTCCAGATTTGGTGACACTACAAACTATAGTTTCTTACTTGATTGATGAAGGGTTTGTAAATGTTGATGAAAGCCTTTAATATGAAACGTTTAATAGTTGCACTGCTATCAATTTGTTTAACGAGTTGTGTTGTCGAATATACTCCAACCGGCTATTCATCGGTTGGTTACTATAGATATTCTGGTTCACACTCATTATCTACGTACCGACCATACAATTGTTATCGCTCATATCGCCGGCCAACAATTACTCCGGTTGCACATGGGTTTGATCCTGATCCTCAATATGTAAATGGTTATGTGTTTAGAGGTGGTGATGGCATGCCATATGCGGCTGAATTTTAAAAAAATATGTTAACACTAGATGAACTTAAAAAGCTGTGTGAGGACTCAAATACTGTGGATTATTGTCTCCCGGTACTTGACTCACCAACCTTTTTGACATGTCCTTTGAGTCTGGAACCAGACTCTCCATACTCATATGTTGGAGGTCTATGTAACCACACTCACGAGATTATAAGTTCTGGAATATTGTTGTGCTCGCTGTATAAAAACTATAACAACACCGCTATAAATGTGCGTGAATATATTATCAGTGCAATATGGTGCAACTATGGAAAATTATGGGAATATGTTTGTTCGGACCCAGAGTCTCAAACTTGGATGTATGCCGCGCAAAATCCTAAAACAGAAACTGGATATCGATCGGCTTTCCAGTTTGAAACACATGCGTCTTCTTTAGATACAGATGACGACATCTCTGTCGCAAATGTGGTGCATAATATATTTTCAACTCATATAGGCCGGCCAGCAACTCCAGAGGCTCACCTCTTACTATCAAACATTCAACTTTCTCATAAACTATATCATTATAAACAATCATGAGCACACAATACACAGGATACAAACATTTTTTTCTTGACGTAGAGACAACTGGTCTTGATCGTGACCGGAATGAAATATTTCAAATTAGTGGAATAATCACTGACACAAATCTTAACGTTCTTGAAGAATGCGATTTGAGATTTCGTCCACTGTCTCTAGAATGCGTTCAGGACGAAGCACTCACAAAAACAGGAATGACTCTCCAAAGTTTAAGTGATTTGCCTCTTTCTGCTCGAGAGGCATATTCGCAACTAGTTGAAATGTTAGGACGTCATTGTGATAAGTTTGATAAAAAGGACAAGCTTCACTTTGTTGCATATAACGCTGCTTTTGATATTGATTTTATTCGTAGGTTTTTTGAGAAAAATGGAGATCAGTTTTTTGGCAGTTGGTTTTGGAACCCACCAATCTGTGTGATGCAAGCCGCCGCATGGATGACAATGAGGGTACGAGGCGCTCTCCCAAATTTCAAACTTGGAACCCTGTGTCAATGTGCTGAATTAGGATGGGATGAGTCTGCCGCGCATGATGCTGCCTATGATATTCGTCAAACCCTAGAGCTTTTTCGATATCTCCGTACAGATATCCCTCAATTGTGAGCTTTTTTAGGCCTCCAGGAGGTCATTTTCTCTATACGGGGACACTGCCCGGGACCTTTTTTCACTTTTTTGAAAAAAGTTGTGTACTTTTGTCGTGGTTTATGCTATAATAACCATGTAAGCAACAATATGACCACCACCTACTACGCCTCAGAAGTCAGTCCCGAAGAATACTCCGCCACATTAGCAGAGGCTGCAGAACTTGCCCTCGCTGATTATGAAGCTCATATCTCTGAGCAAGACGTTCGCATTGGAGACATCATCAAAGACAGCAACGTTGCAGATGACATCACACTCTATCGTGTCACTGACATAATTCAAGAGCAATGGTACGAACCACTCATTGTGCTTGAAGTTCTCAAACATTCTGGCTGGTCCCCCACTTCGGTTCGCTTTCATCACCTCTTCAAACCAACCAAGGCGACACCACGAAAGTTACGTTGGTTTTTGAGCGCGATTCCAGTTGGTGGACTATTCAAAAGTTCTAACTATGAAGGCGCTCTACTTATGCAGCGAGTCCAAGACACCGCTGCTGGCACACTACGAGCCCGTTATCTAGAAGGTCAATTTACAGGCGAGGTCATCTGCAAGAGCAAACACAGCCGAGTCTATGCTCTCTAATCTCTCAACACACAAAAATATGGACAAAGAATACATTGTAAAGACGAAAACTGGTGGAGAAGCAACAATACTTGCTCGCACCCCAGCCGAAGCCCTTGGTATCTATACAAAACGAGGACGATTTGGCATTGGAGCAGCATGGACGTTTACTCGTCAACCAGACGGTTGGATTGTATGCACCCATACTGGAATGAAGACTCTTGAACGCACCTATCACAAACTTCGTGAAAAGGACTATGTTCGTGGCATGCGCTAAACTTCAACTTTATATCGTATGAAATTACCTACACTATACAGTCGTACATCGACTGGGAGCATTCAAGAATGGACGATTGAAATCGAAGATGGACGGTGTCGTACCCATCATGGCAAGGTCGGAGGCAAGATTGTGACCACGTTGTGGACCACATGTGAAGCCACCAATGTCGGCCGAGCAAATGAGCGCGACATTTCAGCTCAAGCACTTTTCGAGGCACAAGCACTCTGGAAAAAGAAAAAGGAAAGTGGTTGTTTTGAGTCAATTGCTGACATTGATCGCAGTCTCTATATTGAGCCAATGCTTGCTAAAAAATGGGAAGATCGCAAAAGTCGTGTCGTCTATCCAGTCTATAGTCAACCAAAGCTTGATGGTTTACGAGCAGTCATCACAGCAAAGAGGGCAACTACGCGAAATGGCAAGGCCTGGGTCACAATTCCGCATATCTTGCAGGAGTTGGCTCCTCTTTTTAAGGCACATCCAGATCTTGTGCTTGATGGCGAGCTTTATACTCACAAATATAAGGATGACTTTAATAGTATTTGTAGTCTTGTGAAAAAAACCAAACCATCCGCTGCAGACCTACAGGAGTGTGCCAATAAGATCCAATTTTGGTGGTATGATACGGTTGACCCAAGTAAAAAGTTTTCGACACGTTCTTCTCAGGCTGCTTACTATGCAAACGCATTCAAGTTAAATCCAAACATTATTGTGAATGTACCTACCACTATGGTGTGTGACGAGATTTCACTTGATGCGACATATGAAAACTATTTGCAAGATGGCTATGAAGGTCAGATGGTACGAGTTGACGCGCCATACGAGTGTAAGCGTAGTGACTCGCTGCTCAAGCGCAAAGAGTTTCAGGATGGTGAGTATCTTATTGTTGAAATTTGCGAAGGCAACGGTAACAAAAGCGGCATGGCTGGTTATGCGGTCTTGCAAAGACCAGACGGCAAAACATTCCGAAGCAACATCAAAGGTACACACTCATTTTTGAAAGAGCTCTTAAAGGATGCTGAGTCTCTTCGTGGAACCTATGCTACATGCACCTATTTCAACCTGACTCCAGATGGCATCCCACGCTTTCCATACGTCACCAGATTGAGACCTGGACCCGGAATTGACTAAAATGTGACCCTGGAGGTCGAAAAAAGTGAAGTTTTTTCACTTTTTTGAAAAAAGTTGTGTACTTTTTGCGGGTTTTAGTGTATAATAATCCTGTAAGCAACAATATGACCACCACTGATATTACCTCTGCCGTAGCCACAGTTTCACTCTATCGTAGCCTCAATAACCGATTTGTCGATGACGCTGACGATCGCCAACGACACATCACATTTCGCTGCATGCGAGCCGATGACATGCTGGAATGGCTGTTCGAAGCGACCAATGCTCCAGAAAGTTTTCTTGACGCTGAGCAGATGTTTGTGCGTCAGACATTTGCTGATGCAAAACTGTATGCGCTCTCTCGCGGAGACGTAGTTGGCATCAATGACACCCTCTATAAATGCAAGATGGTTGGATGGGAAAAGGTTGAAACTGTAAATGATGTCATCGAATAAATGAATATGAAACAAAAAACTTGGGTTTGCGCTGGGCAATGGGGTTGGATTTCAACCGACGAGGTGAAATTTTCTGGCATCGAAGAAGGACCATTCGGAGATGTGATGAGTTTCGAATTTTGTGGAGAATCTTTCAAATCTCAGATCGCAGTTGGATCAAAACCAGGAGCATAACATGAATAGACTAGACTCATTGCGTGAAGTGCTTGACTGCAGATTTGCTGAATTACAACAAGAGATTGATTCTCTCAAGGAAGAAAATTATAAACTTCGCAATGGCTTTCAAGGAGCGTGTTATGCATGCGAGCCTGTAGGAGAACTCAATCAAAAGTTAACTGATGCTGGACATGCGCTCTATCACGCACTTGGCTATTTTACGGATAACTTTGATTATATGAATGATCGCGATTATTTGTTTACTGCTGAAAAGGCTGCGGTGAATCGTTGGCGTGAACTCTTCAACAATAACATACCTGAACAAAACTATGAAGATTAGAATTAACAACTTTGGAGCAAAGAGCCCTGCTTATATTGGTAAGCCTCCTGCTAATGCGCATCATATACTCGATATAGTGCAATACTATCCGTGTAGGTATTATGGTAAGCTAGAAGAGTATCTTAATGATGGCTGGGAAGATTGTGGTAACGGTGTTATAAGAAAGGATAACTGTACTATAGGCAAATCTTGTTTTACTATTGAAGAAGTATGCAATTCAATTGCTCAAATAGAGTGGAATCCTAAAGAGGATTGTACTGAGCTTTCAACTATTGGTGAGCGTTTGCTTGATCTCTCCAAAGAAGATCGCGATACTTTCTTTGAGGTATATGAAATTGCGGCTAAGAAACTAGCTGAGGCTTATAGCGACGAAGACTAAAATTATGGCAACATATCGAATTATTAAAAGAAGATTAAGATTTGATAGCAAAGAGACCTATCATGTAGAGCGAAAGGTTTTATGCTTCTGGCTTGACATACTTAACAACTCCTTTATTTTAGGCGTCGATGGTGTTGCTAATTATAAGAGCTGGTTTAGCTCTAAAGAAGAAGCTATGGCAGTCGTTGATAAATTGCTACAGCCTAAGCAAATGAGAGATGAAGTAGTGTGGACAAATGAACAACCTCCTCATATAGAAATTTAATAAACTAAAATTATGAGTATGGCTATAATCATTATGTGGATAGCAATAATAGTTTTAGCATCTCTGGCAACATTTGCAGTATGCTATATCATCTATAAAGCTAGTGATGACGATCTTTAGTATTAAGGAATAATAATAGAATAATAATATGAGTGATACACCAGAGACAGACTATGCATACAAAAACCATCCGTGGGATATGCACGACAATATTCCACTTGAATTTGCCCGCCAACTCGAAAGGGAGCGCGACAGGCTGGCAGAGGAGCTTGATGCCTTGAAGCAGTCCATGCTCGATCTGTCCCACCCAAATATGAAGTTGCTATTGGAAGAGCGCAACGAAGCTCGGACATCCTCCGTATGCACTCACGGCACAACAACCGCATCCGCTCAAGGGTGGGCGCTCAAGCACGAAGCCGTGACAGAGCAACGCGACAGGCTGGCGGAGGCTTTACGGATTGTAATGGCAGATTACAGGCTAGATGGTCGTGTGAGTACTGAAGCTGACTTATTAGCCTGCGACGCTCTCGCCGCCGTGGAAGGAGAAAATAATGAGTAAACAATATAGAATTGTAGAACGCATAGACAATCGAACTGCTAGAATATACTATGCAATTCAATTTAAGTTTTTTTGTTTTTGGTTTACAGAGTATCATTATGGAATTTGGGCGACAGCGGAAGCTGCAGAAGATATGGTTATAAAACTGATGAAAAATCCAAACAGAGTAGTAAAAACATTTTCTTATGAGTGATATGTGGATAGCAATAATTTTAGGCTCACTCGCAATGTTTGCAGTATGCTACATCATTTATAAGGCTAGTGATGAAGACTTTTGGTATTAAGGAACACTGATATAATTAGGTATGAACGACGATAAAAAATACGAAGCAAAAATTAAACGTCTTCAAAAAAAGATAGACGATTTGAAAGATGATTTACTGGTTGCTAATGCTGAAATACATAAGCAAAAACGCATTCTGTATTATGAACAAGAATGGCGAAGAAACTTTCAAAAACTAATGAAGGATGTAGTTCATACTGATACTCTTGAAGCAAATTATGACGAAAGTTAAAAACAATAGAGTTGTAAAGTATATTCTCACTTGGACTTTTGATTCAGAGCGAAAAGAACAAGAATTTGATGATCGAGAAGTTGCTGAAGATTGGTATGAAACGAAACTAGAAACAGGCAAGAATCCATCTCTGTATGTGACAGAACTTGTGGAAAGTACAATGCAGCTGAAGTAAGGAACTCTAATATAATAAACGTATGGGACTTGACATGTATATATTTAAAGTTAAGAAGACTGCTCACTCTATCAAAGAGCTGAGCGATCTTGATCGCAATCCGGAACCTGGACAGCCAGAAGTTGCGGAGTTTGAGCCATTGCAGCGCCCGTATGAAGATACGAGTCCTGATCATTACACAATCTTCCAAGAGGTTGCATACTGGCGTAAGTTTAATGCACTGCATCAATGGTTCGTTACGCATGTTCAGCTAGGTATTGATAAATGCGATCTTTATGAACTAGATAAAGATATTCTTTTTGAACTGTTAGAGATTCTTGAGGATGTTTACCATCTTAAGAATCCTAGTAAGCTGCCTCCCACCCAAGGATTTTTTTGGGGATCGACTGAAGTAGACGACTACTATTGGGATAAAGTAGAGAGCAGTATTCAAACAATTTCGGGTTTGATTGACTATACAGATTGGGATAACGAACGCCTCTTCTATCAATCTTCTTGGTAAAATTTATGATAAATAAAGTAGAACTAATTGGGCATTATGGGTGTGATGAAACTATCGCTTGTAGTGCATGGACAAGCACATCACGAGAATTAACTGATGAAAAGAAATCGCGCATTCCTGGACTCATCAATATGCTGTGGTCTAATGGTCACGAAACACCGTTTGAAAAAGGCAGCGTGCATTTTCTTGTTGATACTGACATTGCCTCTCATATTCATCTGCTCAAGCATCGTATTGCTAGCATTAATGCTGAATCAGCCCGATATAAAGAACTAAACAATGACAAGTATTATCTGCCTAAAGATTGGCAAGGTATTAAATGTGTTGAAAAATTTGGTAATTTTGAGAATTGGGACGAAGCTTTAGAATGGTACACTCAGTTAGGCAATAAAATGTATCATTCCGTCTTAAAAGATTTAGAACCAGTTCTTGGTCGTAAACGAGCGAAGGAAAGCGCACGTTTCTTTAAGACTTACAACTCTCAAATACAGGCTGATGTTCAATTTAATATGCGCAGCTTTGCAAACTTTTTGAAGCTACGTAACTCTGAGCATGCACAGCTAGAAATTCGTGAGATTGCACAAGAGATGCTCCGACTTGTATCAGAAATTGAAGGAGAGCCATTTAAACACACATTAGCAGCCTGGAATATCTAACATTATGTATACACTAACACTTGAACAACTAACAAAGCTCCTAGAAGAGTATAAAGAACTTAGCGATGCATGTGACGCGGCAAGAGCGGCGGGGTGCCTTGAAATCGAAGGACGACTGCAAAATGCTATTTGGTCCTCAATAGAGAGAGTTATTAGCTTCTTTGATCCAGAAGGATGGATCATGTGGCATATTTTAGAGAATGAATATGGAGCTAAGGAATATGAAGCTGGTTATGGTAGCGATATGAAGAAGATCAAAACTCCAGAAGATCTTTTCTGGATTATAAATGTTCACAACAAATCAGAACTCGATAATTTAAAAAAGTCGCATGAAGACGCTCTTTGTAAAATTCGTGAACTTGAAATGCAAGTAGATAACCATCGTGTTAAAACATACTAAAGTTTCTTATTTACATTTCTAGTAAATTAGTGTATAATAACTTTATGAAAAGCATAAGTTTAGATAAGTCATCAATATTGCAAAGACTTCAAGATGGAGTTGCACTCGTCACTTTTACCAAAAAAGATGGCACAGTTCGCGGCATGAAGTGCACGCTCGCTGAATCGTTGACTCCTCAGGTTGAAGTTAAAGGCTCAGCTCCTCGAGTTATCGCCGAAAATGATAATCTCGTTAAGGTCTATGACCTTGAAAAACAAGGGTGGCGCAGCTTTAATGTTGACAGCGTAATTTCAATTTTTGACACATATGAGTAATGCATTTAAAGCAGGTCGCGTTATCGCGCCAGACGCAAAGTGGACAGGCGACGAGCCAGAATGGAATGGTTGGGAAACTTGGCCAATTGAAAAGTTTTATAAGACACGAGCACGTGCTTTAGGGTTTTATAATTACTACTTGGATACTGCAGCGATGAAGCCACTCGTGCTTGATTGGATGAAGATCAACGGGTATAACAAGGATGATGTCTCTGCAATCAAAGAGGCAAACCCAAACGTTTTACCAAGCACTGTTGGTAAACTTGTGCGATGCTTGACGCGCGGAATGCCAAGTATACACCCACAAGCAACAGAATATTTTGCAACTCTACCATTTCACGATGAACCGCCGGTTCCAAAGGATGATGCATCAGTTGTGCATCATGAGTTAAAACGAGCAATTACACTTTTACGAGCAAACTCATCGTCAGATAATAATGACGATACAAAGGTTAAAGTTGCAACTCCAAGTCCACTTGATCGTATACGCGAGAGAGTGCACAAGGAGATTGTTGTGCAACTTGAGGATTGCACCGATCAATGGGCAACCACACGTTCTGGAAATGCTTCTTTTAATATGTCTGCCGCTTTACGAGACTCTAAGATTCCTGCACAAGGCTGTAAGACTATACTTGATTGGTTAGAAAAGAACCATACTGAGTATAACGGAGCGCTTCAGCGTGAGGATGAACAACTTGTTGAAGGTTATTCGCACTTACCAAAGGCAGAACTTCGTAAGATTGTAAAGTCGCTTGAAAGCATGATTGGTGACGTTCGTAACCATGCAAAAATTAAAAATTCTACTCGCAAGCCTCGTAAGAAAAAGGTTAAGGATGCTAGCAAACAGGTTTCAAAATTAAAGTATCAACAACATTCATCAGACTGGAGCCTAGACTCTGTTTCTCCGACTCGCATTCCAACTTCTCAGAGACTCTACCTCTTTAATACAAAAACGCGGGCGCTGAGTGTCTATGTTGCATCTGGAGCGGCTGGCTTTGAAGTAAAAGGAACTTCATTAAAAGGCTATGACACGTCAAGCAGCTTTATTGCAACTCTTCGTAAACCCAAAGAGACTCTAAATAACATTTTAAGTTCTACACCAAAACAACTTGACAAATTGTTTGTAAACTTAACAGTTAAGAAAAAACCAGCAAATGGCCGTATAAATGAACAAACAATAATCTTAAAAGTAGTTGAACACAAAATATAATATGTCTGAAGAATTACCAATAAAAATTTTAACAAAACAGGAGTTTGCTCTTGAAATTGAGCGCCGGGTTCGTCTCAAATCTATAGGATATCTTGAAGCAATCATTGACTATTGCGATGACCATACAATAGATCCTGACGACATTTCAAAACTTGTTGTCGGCAGTCTAAAAGAAAAACTTGAAGCTGAGGCACAGCGCAATAACTTATTGCCTAGGAGCGCATCACTATTTGCATGACAGTTCAAGACGTACGAGTCTCTGGTTTTGAGACGTGGTCAATTTATATGGCCATGAAATTGCATTTTAGTGAAGGCAACTATGATGCATTTAAATTTAACTTTAAGGGACCACGTTTAAAGGAGAGTACATTTCAGTCTCGTCGTGATCGGTATTTTTTTGAAAAATTGGCTCGTCGTTATGTTAAAAAGAAAACAGTAATTGAATATTTTTTAGCCAATCTACTTGCTGGAAATGAATGGATTGGAAATATGTCTGAAGAGGCCTATACACTTTGGACTTCTAAAATACAGCGATTACAATACAGCTTTAAAGAAGAGCTCACTGCATGCAAGTCGATTACTGACAACTTTGATGAACTGTTACGACCGCGCGGCTCGCAAATACCACTCTATGATTTTGCTGCGAGTGGTCGAGTCTCTGTAGAGACGCTATGCATACTTGATGTCTTATGCAACTATTCATGTCGTATCGTTGCAGGAGTGTCTGACCCGATGGGGCTTTACGCCGCCATGACTCTAAAGATAAATAGCTACAAGCCATTTATTCGTAACTTACCATTACAACAAAAAGCTTTTCAAGAAATTGTAATAAAAACATTTACAAAGCCTTGAAATATGTTATAATAGCCAAGTGGTTATATAACATCACATAATAACAATACACTGCAATACAAATAAACATATGTCATTTGACAAACTAAAACAAAATCGGGCAGCAAGCATCAATAAACTTGTTGAAGCTGCAGAAAAATTGAGTACACCAAAAGCTTCATACGGAGACGATCGTATTTGGAGCCCAGTAGTTGATAAAGCTGGAAACGGTTATGCCGTGATTCGCTTTTTGCCAGCTCTTGAAGGTGAAGATCTGCCATGGGTTCGCTTTTGGGATCATGGTTTTAAGGGACCAACTGGTCGTTGGTACATTGAAAATTCACTTACCAGTATCGGTCAACCTGACCCGGTAAGCGAGATCAATAGCGTACTTTGGAACAGCGGCAATGAAAAAGACAAAGAGATTGCTCGCGAGCGCAAGCGTCGTTTGCATTATGTCTCTAATATTCTTGTGCTTAGTGACCCAGCAAATCCAGACAATGAAGGTAAAGTTTTCTTGTACAAATATGGCAAGAAAATCTTTGACAAGATTATGGATATTATGCAACCACAGTTTCAAGATGAGACTCCAATCAACCCATTTGATTTTTGGGCAGGTGCAAACTTTAAGTTGAAAATTCGCAACTTTGAAGGTTATCGTAACTATGACAAGTCTGAATTTGAAGGAGCTTCTGAACTCTTTAGCGGAGACGAAGCCAAGCTTGAGAAGACTTACAATTCGTTGTACTCATTAAAGGACTTTATTGATCCTGCAAACTATAAGTCGTATGCAGACCTTAAACGTAAACTTGTTGAAGTACTTGGAGCAGAGGCACTTGCCGGTTCTTCTACTGAACCAGAAAGCGTGAATGTCGCTGCTGCTGCAGTTGGAAAAACAGTTGAACAGACTCCAAGTTATAAAAGTACTGAATCGACATTCTCTGCATCAAGCACAGATGACGATGATGACGATGAGTCGCTTAGCTACTTTGCAAAGCTTGCTCAAGGTGGTTAATGTTTAAAGATTAGAAAAAACAGGGGGGTAGATCTATTCTACCCCCTGTTTGTATATATACTACTAAATATGATCTTTCTAATAAAGGTATTTACATACTTAAATTGTACTGATTGTTTACGTCATCTAAAAACACTACGTGACTATTGTGAACGCACTCCTACAAGTTTGCAAATAATTGATATTGACAAGGAAGAAAATATACCGCTTATATTTGAATATAAAATAGATGGCATACCGCACACAATATGCTATAATATACGTGGTGAAATTATGCATAGTTTTCCAGGAGTAAAAACTCCTGAAGAGTTTGACAATATTGTATATTATCGAACTGCAGATTAATAACCCATTGCACTGCCAGTTAGTATTGGCATCATTTGTGGCATATTATTATTTACATTGCTGCTACTAATATTATTAGTATTGCCACCATTATTGTTATTAACAACTATCGTTGGCGAAATATTTGCAACGTTGCCGGCAGTCGCTAGGGTGTTGCCAGTTGTTAATGGTGTTGCTTTGATGTTTGCTTTCCACTTAAAGTCTGAAGCAGCATACTCATCCCATGAACCATAACCTGCAGCCATTGCCTTTTCAGTTTTGCTTAGTTCGGTAAAATTATTTGTAGATGTAGCCTTTAATATTTTTTCAGAAGACGTTGCAGCGGTTGCTAATTTTTCTGATGTAGAATTAGTTGATTCTTTTTCTTTTGGAGAACTACTGTATGCATACTCATATAAAGAATCTGGTATTGCTAATTTTAAATAATAAGACATTCCTCCTTTTGCCTTTGGATCTGGTAATACTGCTCGTAATACAGCCTTATTAAAATTATTTACAACTTCACTCATATCATCTGAAATAGTTGTTAATGAATCCATTGCCGAAGTAAAAAATACACTAATTTTATCAGGTAGTGATGTAAAGAAATCAGTAACCATCATAGGTATTTCACCTATAAATTTACCAATTTCAGCATACATTCCAAACAGTGGATCAATTATATACTTTGAATATAAACCAGTAAAGGAAAAACTATCTAAAAATTTAGAAAATTCTGAAAATCCAAGTTTTTCAGATACCCAAGATATTCCATCTTTTACAAGATCTAGCAGACCTCCGATTAATCCATCAAATGCACCAACTAAAAACCCCTTTAATCCACCGATTAATCCATCTTTCTTAAAGCCGTCAATTGCACCCATAATACCACTTATTATTCCAGTGAGTGCTAAGGTAAATGGACCGCCTAAAAATTTAAATAAACCAGCAAATTTGCTTCCAAGCGTCAAACCAATTTTAAAAAACCTAAACATCCCGCCAAATATATCCGTAAGAGCAGAAAAGGCGCTTCCTATTATTCCAGATGTAGCTGTTATAGTCTTTAATACTGGTGAATTTCCAAATATTGAAAAGATTTTACCAAGTAGCGTAAAAATTTTACTTGATTTAAATTTATTTAAGAGACCGCCAATCTTTTCTATTACAGTAAATGTTCCTTTAAATAAAGGAGAATTTTTTAAACTTAGTACAATGCCAGTAAAAAATTTGCTAACTGTAGAAAAAATACTAGATATTTTTTGAAATAGTTTTGTATTTTTTAGTGCAGCAAATATTGGAGACGTGAGCTGAGATATAAATCCTGTTACAAATCCACCCATTAACGCAGCCACAGACAGCAATCCCCCAAATATTCCGCCTGGCATTTCAATCTTAGAATTTTTAGCTGGTGCTGAACGTGTTTTATCTGGTTTTAAACCTCTAAGAGCATCAAGTAATTCGTCACGATTTTCACGTTCTTGAAGTTTATTGCCTTCAAGACGTTTTGCCAACACTACATTAGATCGTATTAATACATCAAATTTGCCTTTTAAATCGCCTGCTATGCCTACTAATTTATCTAAAAACGTAGGAACCTCTGTAGTGTTTTCACGAGCAGCATTTGACGCAAGTGTAAAGTCATAGTTATCGATTGTATCAAGAATAAGATCTTGAGACAAGTTTGAGCTTTGTAATTCCTTTACAACTTGTGCTAGTGTTGATTCTGCGGTCATTTTTTACGTTTTTCTTCTTCTTCTCTTATGTGTTTTATTAGCATTGCAATATAAATTTCCCTCTCCCATGGTATCATCGTGTCTAATTCAGTTAAACTATATTTGTGATGTTGCATGAGTGCAAAGTTTGTTTGATAGTAATTAGTCAACGATTCATGCGAGAGGGCTATTCGAAAAAAGCTTGTGTGCCTACAAGTGTAATATCATTGTCAGTCTTACAACCAGTACAATTAAATTTTACACTATGTTGTAGTTTAGGAGAGTTTGATATATACTCTTCAATTTTATTAAGTTGAGCTCGGCTTAAGCTGTTAACAAATGTTAGCAACTCTTCGCGAGACGACTGTGCTGAGGGATACACTCCACTGTCATCAAAGATTGAATCAATTGAAGCAATAAGCATATTTGTTATTGTGTCCATATCAACTTCAGATGTGCTTATAATCGTTGACATATCATTTACACGTATATGTCTTAGAACCACACCAATTTTATCAGTTAACATAATTTTGTTGCTAATTTCTTTAACTGGCCACGTTACTTCAATATCATCAATATTAACAGACACCTCGTTGTAAGTTTCACAATGATCGCACTTACATTTGATATTGCTAACTTCACCTACGCTCTTTGCTCGTAACTTTAAGAA